CTAAAACTTGATGTCCCACGCAGGCTGAGTCATATTACCATAGTACTTCTTGACTAAGCGTTTAGTTTCAGCTGTTTGATATGCTTTAACCACTGCCTGGTAATCCTTGTTATTTTCTTGACCCTTTTTCGCACAAATAATGTTTACCCATTGGAGTGAATCTTTATTTAAAGGTTCAATAAAGATTGTTTGCTTTTCTCCTAAACCAGCAGGACCCGCAAAATCGTTATTAACAACAGCAGCATCGACTGAATTAATTACCCGACCACATTGATCAGCACTAATTTCTTTAATTTTTAAATTTTGTGGATTTTTAATGATATCCGCAACCGTAACTAGTGCCTTATTGGGACGTAATTTAATTAAGCCAGCATTCTTTAACACTAATAATGAACGAGATTCATTAGTGGCGTCATTAGGAACAGCAATTGTTGCACCCTTAGGTAATTCATTCAACTTATGATATTTTTTTGAATATAATCTGATTGGATTAACCTCTGTTCGACCAATTGCTACAACACCACCATGATTAGATTTATTCCATGCCTTTAAGAAGGCATAATGCTGAAATGCATTCAAATTAATATCACCATTTTTTACTGCTTTATTGGGTTGATTATAATCCGTGAAATTCTTGATCTTAATTGTTACCCCGTACTTCTTTTTAGCAAGAGCAGCGGCATGATTCCAAATATCTTGTTTTGCTTTAGTTTCACTAACAATTCCTACTGTGACAATATGACTTTTCTTTGACTGATTAGTGTTACTACTGCTACGTCCAAAACTAAACCAACCGCCAACAGCAATAAGCAAAATAACTACAGTACCAATAATAATATTCCTACTCTTCTTCGTCATTTTAAAACCTCCGAAAATAAAAAAAGCACTTATCCTATCATAAGGACGAGTGCTTCGTGTTACCACCTTTAAATTCATTTATTACTCACGTAATAAATCTCATTAGCTATCAACCAATAGCTTGCAAGGATAACGGATACAATTCCGCCACTAGCTAAATATCACTAGTAGTCATCATTTCAAGCCCATATTCACCATCAACCACCAACCGATTCTCACCACAATATCGGCTCTCTTTATTAGTAAATAGAATAGTTACTCTGCTTTTCAAGATGTATTAATTATTTAATTGTTTATTAATTTAGCACTTAAAATATAAGCTGTCAACTATTTTCTTAAAATTACTACTTGCGTTGATAAGTTAAAAAATCATAATAATAAGTATTATTTGCATCTGGTTGATGAGCAACGCTTTTGATTAAAACAAACTTGTCATAATCAATTTGTGGCATTGTAACGTTCCCAATAAAATTAGCTTTTATAGCCGTTTTTTCTAAATAATCAACTTGTGAAATTAAAGCTTGAAAAACTGACCGTCCTCCAATAACATAGTTTTTTTCATTTTTATGATATTTTAGCCATGAGTTTAACTCGGTAAGTGAAGAAACAATCTCAACTTGGCTATTTCTTTGATATTTTTGAATCAACTTTTGATTCTTTGTTAGGATAACATGATGTCGCTTGGGTAAAATATTTGGTAAACTGGTAAAAGTTTTTCGGCCCATAATTATTGAATGTCCCATTGTTAATTCCTTAAAATGTTTCAAATCAGCAGGCAAATACCATGGTAATTGACCATTAAAACCAATTTGATGTGACAGATCTTCGGCCCAAATATAAGTAAGCGTAATTTCACCTCCCTTTAATTATAAAAGCTATTTAGAATAATTTACTTAAGACATGCTTTTTCTATTTAAAATTGCTATAGTAAATATATGACAAAAATAAGGAGAATAATATGACTAAGAAAGCAGATCAACAGACCGAAAAAAATTTCAATAAAATGAAGGTAACTGAAGCAAATTTGGTAAGAGATTTGCAAGCCGTAGTAAAAGATCCGAGCCAAATCGGTAAATTAAGCGATAAAATTTTTCAGAATCATCAAAAATGGTTAAAAACAATTATGCCTAATTATACACCTGAAATTCATTTGGCAATTGTCAACTCCTATGAAAAAGATAAACGATACCAATCCTATTATGATGATAAGGCTGGTAAAGGTGCAACTAAAGCTTTAATTAAAATTGTTAATGAACATTTAGCAAGTTAACCTTGGTAGTTGATATCAATATTAAAAAGCGTCCCTTAATTTAGGAACGCTTTTTAATATTATCTATTTATGTTTATCAAATATCAGTGAAACCAATGAATATGCTTATCTGTAAACGCTAATAAGTCATTACTTAAGTATAAAATATAAGTAATAAACAATGTTAAGTTTGCATCACCTTGAAAAGCTGTAACTCCCCATAAAATAATTGACATAATACCCTGAATTGTCCAGAAATAATATTGTTCCCGAAAGCGCATTGTACATAATAATGACCCAGTAATCCCGATTGCTCCCGCAGTAGCATCAATCCATGGACGAGGACTAATAAAGATTTGGGTGTCCATATAATAAAGCATGCTAGTTACAATAGCAAAGAAAATAGCCGTCAATAACCATTGCAAAAGTCCCATCCCTCGAATACTTTTTTCTGTTTCTTGCTTCCAGACTGGTAGAAGTAATACGGGCAAATCAAGAAGTATAATGTATGACGCTTGTAAAACAATGTTCGCATAATTTTTTGCGTAAATAGAAATAATTATATAGATAATTGCTGATAATAATCCTAGGACTCCATTTATTTGCTTAGCATTTGTAATTGCCAAGGTACAAGTAAAGCCCATAATTGCAGCAATCATAGTAACCACTGCAAGAATATTAAGCGGCGAGGAAATTGTCGTTCCAATAATAATCCCGATACCTAGCATAAGTAGCATGTATGTCTTAAAACTCCATCCACGCAATTGATTTATATACCATTTAAGCCGAAAAATATCAGTATTAAGCTGTAGTTTCATAGTTTAATCCAACCTATTTTAAGATTTATGCCAAAAGCACGTTTTCCATCATATCATTAACAGACATAATTTAAAAATATTATGACTAATATTCAGCTGATTTTAAAGTTGATCAATCTACTTGTTCATAAGCTAATTTTTCGTTTTCATAGGTTAATAATTTGTCATCAAAGTGGGCAATCTTATAATTTAAATAATTAATTGTCTTTTGTAATTCTTTAGCTTGCATTTGTAACTGTTGTCTTTGACTGATTAACATTTGCTTACGCAGCTTGGAAGGTGATTGCTTATGATATTCAGAAACAAATTTTTTAATTTCTGAATAGACATTCCTGCTTGACGCAGAGCTTTAATATAAAAAAATCCAGTTTTTATCATTGTCACTATATATCCTATACCCCTGCTGATTGCGATAAATTTTAGGGAGCAAACCGATTTTTTCCCAGTAACGTAAAGTATCTTTTGTTAATTCAAATTCTTGACTAATTTCATTTATGTTTAGTTGTTTATTCACTTTGTTCATTTCAATCATGCATGAATTTTTTAAACTTGAGCGAAATCTCGATGATTGAAAATGAATTGTCTTCGGGATAACCATAATATCCCATTGAATCAATTAGCATAATACTACCTGGTCAGTCTACTTCTTAATTTATAGAAAGAATACTCCTTGATATGCACTCCAAGGCAACTTTTAAGTTAAAAGCAACAAATTAGTGGATTTAGTATAAATAATAGTTTAAATTAAATAAATTCATTATTCCAATAATCCCAAGTTCAATTTCTGCCATTCAAAATAGTTGGAATTAAATTAAGAATTGTAGTTTATATTGTTAATGAATTAATTTTTTTAAAATGGTTAAAACTCCAAATTAATGATAGATTGATGCAATTTGATTTAAAAGCAATTAAAAAAATAGTGTCTTTCATCAGTGAAAAACACTACCTCTTTTAGTTAATAATTATAGTATAACTTAACTTTTATTTGTTTTCAGCTTTCTTAGCTACTTTTTTAACGCTTTTATTAACATTTTTTTTAACGTTTTTAGCAGCTTTCTTAGACTTTGCTACGGTCTTTTTACCTTGCTTAGAAACAACTTTTTTGCTATCTGCCGGGTGATCAGTTGGAACATCTGGCAATGGGTTAACAATCTTACCTTGTTGTTCTTTTTCAACAACCGGTGCTAACCAATTAATTTCTGCAGTTAAATTATCACGGTATTTTTTAGTGTAACTAGCCTTGTCATTAGTAAAGTGCTTCAAAGTATCTTTATATAAATTTAAACGCTTTAAGTTAGATAATTTTGCGCCTTTCTTTACAGCAACATTGTAATAGCGATTAGCCCGCTTATGAGCCTTTGACCATTTAGCATTGACTTTGATTGGCTTTAATTTCGGCTCTTTAATCTTCTTTCCATCTTGCTTTGGTTTTTGTTCATTTTTTGTAGTATCTGTCTTATTACTATCTTTACCAGTCTTAGCATCCTTGTCCGGAGCTTTAACCTCATTCTTTTGCCCGTTATCAGCAATTTTATTTGTTGAAGTTGGATTTGTTTCTGCTGCCAATGTAACAGCTGATTGACTAACTACAGGAGCAATCGAGGTTACTCCAGCAATTGCTAATTCAATAATTTTTTTATTTAATTTCATAATTTGTACACCTTTCTTAAATATGTGACACTTATTATAATGACTATTTTTCATTAAGTAAACCTATTATGCAAATTAATTATCAAAATATAATTATATATACTAGTATAATTTAGTGTTGGAATGAGCTCTTTCTCCATTAATACTCAAAATGACGCTACTAGCTCAATCAGCGAGTTGAATATTTAACAGTTATGATCTTTTTAGGGGGTCAAATTGTTTTTTGCTGTACGAGAGCAACAAAAAAGCTTGTAATCCTTGATATCACAAGCTTTATAAAAGCATTTAAGGAGAGTACAGTCTAATTTATCAAAAATAAATAATTTAGACATCTCATAATCACTGAAATATCAATAATTATAAATTGATTAATCATAATTAATAACAACTAATTACAAAGTTGGCGAACATTTTGGCGAACATACAAAAGCACCGTTTAATCGGCACTTTTTGATTTGTTTTTGGATGGCTTATTTTTGGTGTTCTAGTTTATCGTTTCGTTTTCTTACGCAAATATTAATGCCCCGTTTTGGCTTTTTTTATGCCTAAATTTTATGTTATACTGATTTTAATTAATGCAATTGTCATACAGTACACGCATTAAGTTTGATATTTGTAACTGCAAAGGCAAATCCTCTTGGATTGCTTTTTTTGCATAAAAAAGCCACCCAGAATCTAATCTGAGTGGCGTTTAATTTTATTATACTTTTGATTATCAGTATTTAAAACCCGAATAACGCTGATTCTTTAATTGTTTAGCTAATTTTTGTGACCGATAATAATGTTCCGACCCCCAAATTCCAGCACCTCCGGCTATAGTTAGGACTTGATGACCATTAAGCTTAGAAACGTTAAAGTATGAAGCAGCACCTGCAGTTTGATACCATCCTCTCAGAGCAAGCCAACTACGTCCATGAGCTTTTGCTCTATTTGAAAAGAAAACCCAATTTATCTTTTTATTGTTATTCCTTTTGTTGTAATCATAGCTATAGCCTGTTGGATTAACGTGTAAATAGCGTGTATATTTATCACCAGATTCATTTGCCTTAAAACGTTTTTTCGTAATGATTTGCTTATTAACTTTATTACTGTAGTTAGAATAAGAATACCATTTACCACGCATCTTTTTTGGAAAAACAGCTATATTCGTCTTTGCATCAACAATATTTATCTGATTAATTGTGCATGCCGTACTTACTCCCACAGTCACAATTAACGCAACTGCAATTATAAATTTTTTTATTTTCATTTCTTCTCCTTCTTCCTAAAACGGTACCAAATAATTATATTATTATGCTTATAAATAAACAATATATCATCGCAAAAAAATAAGCCACCCAGAAATTAATCTGAGTGACTTATAATTTAGAAAAAAAGATAGTTAATAATGTTTTTTCTTAAAATAGCACGTAAGCACGGTTACCCGTCACGTAGACTGTTTTACCTTTATATTTGTCTTTGAGTTCTAGAAAACGGCCTTTACGTCCTACAATATGATAGACCTTATTAGTTGTTAGCTTATAAGCTTTCTTACTATCAGCATTTGGGCTATATAGTGCGTGCGTGTTAGGCAGTACAATCTTAACCCGACCACCTATATTGTCATGAGTAGCAATTGGGTTAGATTTTGTTATGCCAGCTCGGCCGTCAACCCATTGGTTCTTGCCAAGCTTAAGCGCACCACCTTTTTCATCTAGAACTTTCCAGACAGATTTGCATTTTAAAGTTTTAACTTTATGTTTCAAATCAGGGCCATCATATAGGTTACAACCATTCTTATTTGTGACCACAAACAAGCGATCAATGTCCCACTTAGCGACGGGGTGTAATGTCATTTCTAAATCGTCTCCTTTCTTGGCAGTAGAAGTACCACTGTCAGTTTTAAGCGTCAGTACACTAATATTGCCGTCAACATGCAAACCTCGATAATTGTCGGTGAATTGCCAAATGGCCACACCGTCCATACTTGGGAAGTAAGCCATGTTAGCAGAATTAACTGCGCCAGCAATTGGATAGCTTGCCACCCATAGACAGTTACCGTAAGCCTTAACGATGCTTTTGTAATCAAGTTGATTGCGCATTGCCGATGCTCCGGAATAAAACATTGGTAGATAGCCATTGCTTTTAATCACGGCCATTGCCGCTAACACAGCTGAAGTACTACTTGAGACACCGCAATAGATATTATTACCACTGCCATTTTCCCAATCGACTGCCAGGTAAGTACCCTTGGGCAACCCAAGCTCGACCGCTTTCTTGCATGCAAACTCAGCCTCAGTTTTGGCCTTATCAAAGTTATTAGAGAATGTGGCATAAAAATAGCCCATTGTCATTAGACCATGAGCCTTGCTGGATGCTATTTGCGCCCTAGCTCTGGCGTAATTGTAACCAGGGTAGTTGTACTGCATTAGCTTGACCAGTGTACCCTTGGAATAGGGGTAGGCCACATCTGGCCCTTGAAATTCTGAAACATCCGTTAAGTAACTTTTACTTGGCAGTAGTGTTGTCATTGTTATCAGTCCCATCTTCAGTTGGTGTGCTGGCCATTGGATTAACTACCGATTGCTCATCATCGTTATCTTCAGCAAAGCCTTGAATGTCATCAATATCAGTTGTTGTGTCATCCTTTTGCGTTTCTTGATAAGCTTTCTCAATCATCCCTTTAGCTGTTTCAGATGTAATCTTAGTCTTTGATTGTTTAGCCTGAGCCAATAATGCAGCCGTAGCAGCTGCTTTTTTTTCAGCTCCCGTTACATCATCATGCGTTGCTTGCTGTGCCACGATATATTGTGCAACGTCATATAACCACTTCATTTTGTCAGCAATTGCTGGATTGTGTTGCTTAGCGTATGGATAGATTGCTACAATCCCAACCGCAACTAATACAATGTATGGTAAAGCGGTATTTAGAATATTAGTAATTTGAGTCATTTTTAAATCCTTTCTAAAAAAGCCTTAGACACTATGGTCTAGAGCTTTTTAATTCCTTTAATTCTTTTTCTAGCTTTTTTCGTAAAGCTTTTTCTTCATAATAGTCTTTTTTGTATTCATCTCGTTCAAGGCGAAGTTCATTAATAATTGAGTCTTTGCTTTTAATGATTGTTTCCTTTTCTTTAAAAATATCATCATAATCTGCTCTGTTAGTTTTGTGTGCTACAGCAATAGCAGTTACTAATGCACCAACAGCGCTGGCAAACACTTGTAAATCGTGCAAGTGATCGCCTCCTAGCTTGTATATGCACACCTGATAATTAAAATAAATAAGATAGCATCCAAAATCACTGCCATTGTCATCTCTATGTTATGGGCAAATAAAACATGCCACAGTTGCTCTGTCAGCAGTACAAATGTCGCACCACCAGCAACAGTAATTGTAATATCATGTATTACTTTATTTTTGTTACCAGTAACGGCACAATAGAGCAACACTAATCCCAGAATAATAAAAAAGATGTCAGAATACTCGCTATTCATCATTGGCCTCAACTGGGGTGGCCATGTAAAGTAGCTTTTGTCCGCAAATAAAAACCCACCAATTAATACAATTGATAGGCCGATTATTATTTGGTTAAAATTTTCATTAATGTTACTAATTAGTTTGTGCCACATAGTCGTCACCTGTGATTCGCTTATACGCCGCCGCATCAATCGACTTACCGACATAGCCAGCAACTACACTTTTAGTATAAACACCAGCATCGTATAGATATTTGTAAAGCGACTCAAAAATTTGTGAAAGGTCCATTATTTGTCACCATCCTTTGCCTCATCAGCATTCTCTGGTACTGCTTTGGTTGTTGCTACCTGCGTCAAGACTGCAGTGATTGTGCCCAGTTGCTGATTAATTGCTCCTAGACCTTTTTCGACACTTTCAGCACTCGTCTTACTATCGTCAGCTACCTTCTTTACAGCTTCTACCGTTTGACTCAGCTGTTCAAGCTGTTGTCCTTGACTGGCTTCATTATTTTCATACCACCGATAAGTATGCCAGTCATACTTAGGCGACTTGAGACTTGGGTCTGGCGCTTCTTCTACATACGGGTAGGCTATCTCAGCGTCCTTAGGTGCAAACCACACCTCAAAGGGTATTTCATTATTTGACTTATATACTTGTTTATATTGGTTATTTTCTTCTGCCATAATTTTTCTCCTTACACATAATTTAAATCAGATACTTTTATTCCTATTTGATTTTTATAAATAATTTGAACATGCATCCCTTGATCGACTGTAATATAATCGAGTAATGCAAAATCACCTTCTTTTGTTGGTAATAAGCCTGTTATTTTACAGATTTGCTTTGAATCTGGTCGTCCAATCATTTTTTCAAAATAAGTTTCTCCACCAGAAACTCCCTCACCAGAAAAGCTGCGTACACCAAGTCTATAAATTAATGTATCTTTAGTAACATTAATTTTCCGATCCAAAATTTTTTTATCAAAAATTTCACCATTTAAAATTAAATGACCAACTTCTTTCCCATTCACCAACATGAAGGAGCTACCTCCCTTATGTTAAATATGAATAGTATATAGGAGGGACTATTTACCCCCCCCACTTCTGGATTTGGTAGCATTCCACCTAAGTCAGATGCTTTAACCCAGTAAGCTATGCCAAACTCCCAATGCAATAGCATTATCGCTGACGTTTTTAAAAAAACATATTGTTCACCATTACAACTTACTTGCTGATAAACCAATACAAGATTACTGCAATCAATCTCTGCAAGTAGTTGATGGGGACCATGTTCATCGCTATGAGTTATTGGGGAAAAGCTCGGCTCGGATTTTGCGCTCACACTTATTTCATATACTGGGATATTTAACAAATCTTTATTAGCACCAAATTTGTAATACTGCGGAAAAGCCCGTTTAGAAGTAAACGTTTCCCCGCCGAGAATCAAATTCGATATTTGCTTACCATTAATCAGCATGAAGGCACCTCCTCCATGTTGAACTGATAATATATTTTAAGGTAAATAGGGACCCTATATACCCCCCAGTTGCGGGGATCATCTCGCCACCTAAGTCTGATAGCTTAAACCACAATGCTAGCCCTCTTACCCAAGCAGCAGGATTGTCACTCGTTGGACTTACAACCATAGTATCTAAAGACTTTACTAAAAGATACTTATCATCAGCGCTCAGTATCTGCGCGTACACTGAAAGGGGACCAAAATCAAAATTTGCATCAGACGTAAGATGACTTCGTTCAAACTTTACGCCCGTTTTATCAAAACTGCTTATATTATATGTTGGATAAGATTTGTCATGACTAATTTTAGGAAAGTCATAATATGCGGGAAACATATTTTCCGAAGTAAAAGTTTCCCCATCGAGAATCAAATGACCAACTTGCTTTCCATTAACTAACATTTTTTCTCCTTTCTATGGCGTTGCCACCAGTACGTGCGGATGAGCCTTAGAGTATGCCAATCCAGTGTCATAATCGGCAGCGTCATGGATTAGCTCCCGATTTTCTTGTGCCTCAATGCGACTCAGCAAGTCATTTTTAAGCCTATCTACCTCAGCCTTGCTGTAATGGTCTGTTTGGACATTACCAGTGCTGTCTGGTTTTAGACCATCAACAGTTTTTACGAAAGTTTTATCACTTTCATCTTTAGTGTAAGTATCAACTTGTAGTGACAGATTACCCTGCTCGTCAGGTGTGACTACTGAACCTCCGTTAATTGTTGCTGATTTCACATTGCCGGCGTTTTTGATTTGATCTTTAACTCCGTCAGCGTATGCTTTGAGATCTTTGTCCGTTAAGATTTTCTCAAAGTTCTCCACGTTAGTGTCTTCACCATTGACTCTACTTCTAGCATAGGTCAGCGTGCCCTGACCGTAGTTGCAGATATAAACAATTTGTTGCAGCTCGCTTGCGCCATTCCACTTAGGCACGTTAAAAATCCAGCCATATAGTTTATCAGTGGCTTGGTCAAAGCCCGACATTTGACCGGATGATTGCAATTTGCACTCCAAAAACTTAGTTGTCCCAACTGCTGAGTATGTGTCTAGGTTAATTGTTGTGTCATAAACATTATTGCCATCTGGTGCGTTAAGCGGTGCCAGCGATTTGATTTCTTCTTTAGAGAAAACATCCTGTTTAGGATAAACCTCATCTTTAGCAGCATATGATTTAGCCAATTCTGCTTTTAATTGGGCAGCATTATCATTAATGGCTTTATCAATAGCTTCTTGCATTTGGCCACTATTGACAACACCCTCTTGATTAGGGTTCAAAACTACTGTTGTATCATGACTCCGCCCGAAAACCATATCAATATCTAATGAGGAAGTAGACGCACCCTCTGCACCGGCTACTAAGGTTTGCTCAGTTAAGCTTGGTGTTACCGCCATTAACTGCTCTTTTTTATCTACACTGGTTTTTGCGTACCAGCCAATTGAGTTGAATTTTAAATCTTCAGTAACTTTTGAATTATTAAAACTAGCTGACACTGTAACTGTAGTATCTGTTACTTGAGAAACAGAAACAGGGGTAATTAATTGCTGCCCCGTTAATGCAGTTAGTGCAATCTGGTCTTCCTCGCTCATATCCTTTATATCTTGGGTAAACAGAGCTGCATTGGTATATGTTATCTGCCCTTGAGCACCATCTACCTGGACTAGCATCCGTCTACCAGAATCTGTTATCAGCGTTTTCCCGAATTTTTGCATCTCATTCTCCTTTCATTTTTGCTTGCAACTGTACTTTCTCTGCCGAAATTGCTGTGGCGCCTAAGTAGTCTGTAGTTGGTGTTGATCTGTTAATTGTTACGTGTGTTTCAGCGTGCAATTTAACATATTCCGTTGACATCACTGCTGCACCTATATAGTCCGTGGCATCCGTTTTTACTTCAAAACTAATACCATCTAGCCATATACCCAGAGCTACTAATTCTTGTAGATTATCTAAAATCAGTTTTTCTATGCCAATATTATCAATTTCCTCAAATGGTATTTTTATGATAATATGGCGCGTTTTAACTTTAAAAATTTTAAAACCCTTATTTTTTTGCAAAGCTGCTTCCGATATTCCTAATATACTAGGTGGTGTACCCTGGGCCCGTGCAATTAAAAATTTAATGTAAATTAAAAAGCGATAAAGATTATCCTCATCGCTTGGTCTATATGCTTTTCTATCTTCACCCAGAATATCTAATGTGGTGCCCTGGGCGTCTTTAACCGTCCGCCATTCACCAACTTTTTTTGCATTTTTACTTACTTCAACTATCGGGTTATTAAATACATCCATCAAGTTCCATAAATTGGAGCCTGTATTTCTAGCCCAATAATTCGAAGCTTCTGCCAATAACTGATCCGTTGTAGTAGGACTAGTTGCATTAGTATCCTCAACCATTCAGCACCACCTCAACATTAGCTAAACTACAAACTGGCACTTCAAACCTTTCAGTGGCAATATCTGCACTACCTAGATTATTTTCTGAAGTTCCCAAAACAATCTCAGCTTCCTGGATTCCAGGTATTTGGTAAACAATAGGATATAGCTTTGTTAAATATACTGTCTGTCCCATATCTAACGCATTAATGCTATCTACTATGCTATTTTTAACGTTATTTGAACCATCGTCAGTGTTCCAACCATTAGTAGTTTGTATTTTAACTTTAACAAAAATAGGTTTTTCAGATGCTGAGTCAAAACGCATTACATCACTATTACCGGTCTCATCAACAATCTTAATAGCTTTTGTACCGGTCAATGTTGTTCCTGCAGCAGATCTATCATATAGGGTCTGAGCAATATCATTGTCTGTACCTCCTAGCACATATACATGTACGCTTTCAGGCGGATTGCCATATTGATCTACTTGATCAGTTTTATTGTCAACAAAGCCCACATTTCTAACACCGGGAAGGTTCAGCAATGCTGACCTTATACCATTGCGTGTAGGACCTTCTTTAGCAGCATTTTCCATTATTAATCGTTTACGGTAATTATCATCACTTTCTTCATCTTGGCCGCCAGCCGCGTGGTCAGGATTGGTCACCGATATAATATTGTCATCTGGATTTGATACTATCGTAATAGTATTAGCTATTACATTATTAAATGCTCCGGTTTCTTGCGACTCAACATTACCGCTACCGATCCATTTACCATCATTGTCCTGAACAGTAATAACATCTTCAGTTAGCTCAAAAATAATACCGTCTTCGGTTTCAAATTCTTCGCCAGCCTGGATAAGATACTCACCATCTGTATTAATAACAATTACTGCATGTGAATTAGTGGCCACTTTCCGAGGCACAGCAATATTAGAGCCTAACCTGTCTAGCGCCGTATCATTAGCTGTTGAGTAGAAGCCTGAATAATACACCAACTCTAACTGGTTAGTTATTTCTGTAAGACGCCAAGCATACATTTCTGCAATTAGACCAAAATTAGAGTTTGATGACAAAGCTATTTCATCCCCAAACCTTGACCTTAAATCTTCCTGAATAGCATCTAACCATTCCTGATAAGTTGGAGCAATGAAGCCTTTATCCGTTAAGCCAAATTTAATTGCCAAGTTTTAAACCTCCTTCTGCTATATCACTAGTACCGTCTGCCAAAGTTACACTGGCTTTAAAATGCACATCTAAGCCGCGATTTGGCAGCTCATTAAAAGTAATATCAGTTAAATCATTAACTTCGGGTACGTTTTTCTTAATCGCATCTTCAATGTCTGTTTGGGCAATGTTTTTTTTAAAATTTTTAACAAAAAAGTTTGTATAGTCAGTTCCTTGTTCAGGAGCTAGGTTAACCATCTCTCCTAGTCTAATTAATAAAGTAGCTCTAATCCTTTGTGCAATCTCGTCAACACCGTCTACAATCTGCAGATCATGTGTTATCGGATCAACTATTAGATCGCCATATTTATCAACTTTTAGATCTCTCAAAAAATATCATCCCCTAAAACCCCGACAACAATGGCGTCATTAGCATCATGCTTTCTTGAAGTATCAGGATTGTATGCATTACCGGAGCCATCCCAGTTAGTGCTGTCATCGTCTAAAACTACTGTAATGACTATCGCACCCTTTCTCATTAGGTGCTTTTTTGGAAGTGTAACTCCATGTTCATTTAACCAGGCTTCACCTGGTTTAAATCTATCCATTACCTCATCAACAATATAGCAATTGGCAGAAACAGGTATGTCTAAATATTGCGCTGAATCTTGGCCGTCAAAGCCTTTTGCCAAAGGCTGAATATCAGCTACATGCTGGGCACTGTCATACTTAATCACTCTAGCAAGCTGGGCACACTCAATGTCAGCCATTATACCGTTTCTAAGATAATTCATAGCACCGTATATTGCATCCTTAGCAGCAACATGTGGATTTGCCATTTTCTACCACCTCCTAAATCTTAATAATAGACATCTGCGTCTGGGGATTGTCACCGTCAAATGAATGTTCTCCTGACTTAACATAAAATGATCCTTTAAGGAATCTGCTGTTCATCTTGACACCCACATTGATTGTCACTTCAGGAATAAGTGGCGTAACAATTTCCCAAACATTGTCCTTGTCAGTATCTTCGCTTGGATTTGGTTGCTGAATTAGATCATCATCGTCAATAACGATCCAGGAACGCCTCTTGCTTCTAGGATTCACAATTTCCAAATTACCTTGAATATACGTCATTTTAGATCCTGTTTTAGTAACAAGCTGTTTTAAAAGGGTCAATGGTTTCCCTTTGGCTGTATATGCTTTTTTAATCGTTGGATTTTTGGCTAAATCAATTTTGGCAATTTTAATGCCAGATTGAGAAGCAACTCCTTGTATTAGTTTTTTATAGCTTGTGCCTTTACGGTAAGTTTTATTGACCATGATGGTCTTAGTAGCACGTGTCTTAATGCGCTTTTTCTTAACAGTTGCTTTAATCCATTTTTTCTTACCGCTCTTATAAGTTTTATAATGTCCCGGAACATTGGTTTTGACGGTTTTATATTTATTTATTTTTTTGGTTTTTTTAAGTCTTAACTTTCGGGCTTGTAAATTGTTGTAATCTTTTCCTTCTGTAAAAGTAATGATCATGGAGGTGGTGACACCATCGCTTTGTCCTGGTTCCACTTTCGAGATAAAACCTTCAGCAATTAGCTTTTTGCTAGAACCCCAGTTGAAGTAGAGCAATGCTTTTTGCTTTTTCTTATAAAAAGCAGCGTGCTCTTTACTCATGTTGTAAATTGTTACGGTATTGTCCTGTGGTGAAGGAATGTCAGAAAAGGGTGCAGTAAAATTAAAAGGATAGTTCTTTTCGAATTTTTCTTCATTGAAAAGAGTCTGTTCTTCACCCTTACTATTTTCAACCACAAACCACATGTGAGGGTCTTTAGTAACGATTGCCATTAGTACGACACCTCCTCATCCGTTTCATCGTCAGCAGTTTCATCTGGGTCGTAACCTAGAGGCTCAATAGTTGGATCAACTGTTTCAGAGCCATTAGGATCAACAACATCAAAGTAGAGCTTAACGTTTTCACCAAAGTTACCTTTGCCAGCATCCCTAGCTTGTTGCGTTTCGTCCATGACTCTAATATCAACACGAGGTAAGCGATTATCAGGTATATCTATGCCTACTAGTTGTCCTAATATTAACGGCTCCTGTTCTAGTAACGTTTCACCATCTTTTTGAATTGTTATGGTGTAATAATCAGCAAAACTGTTGTAATCAACTCTAATTACATACTCTTCATCGACAATATTTATATCAAAGATATCAGGTAGATCATTAACATCTACATCAATATAGTTTCTCATCTCATCACTACTTAACTCTTATCTTTTTACCAGCGCTAATTTTATTAGGATCCTTAATTTTGTTGACCTTAGTAAGCCATTTAACCGACTTGCCATATTTTTTGGATAAAGCCCACAAAGTATCACCAGGTTTTAAAGTCAGTGCAGTATATTTCTTAGTACGTTTGCCAGATTTGGTTTTAGAAGATTTTGAACTCTTCTTTTTGTTTTTACCGGGTTGAGTAGAAATAGACGCTGCCGCAACGTATTTAAAAGTTATAGAAACATGTAAATCGTCTTTAAGATCAGTAAAATCACGGTTTAAGCCTGACATTATCAGGTGTGTGTAATAGATATCTCCGCGATAGGTCACCTCAATGTGATTTTCAAACCAGTTACGCAAGGTAACATATTTATCATGAGCATTATCACCATCTTTGCCTGTGATAATCCCTTCTACTGTAATGCCCCTATCGGTCATCCGGGCATAGCTGGACCTAGGGGTACCTTTATCGACTGGCCATGAAGTAATATTTGCTGCGTTACTTTCGTTTTCACTGTCAGCTGGCAAAATGTAGATTATCTTGGTTCCATTCTTAGCTACGTCCGTAGGATAAATTGCACAATTCCCTTCGTTATGCCATTCGCTATCGTGTTGCTCCAACTGTTCAGCAATCTTATTTTTCAGATTTTGCTTTTGAACTTTTGAAACTTTACCGCTTGCTTTTTTATATGCCGATTTTTTACGTTGGTAGTTCTTAATATCAGCACTATTGCGCTTCTCAGCCTTTTTTAGCTTAGCCAGTCGTGAAGCCTTAGCTTTAGCAGTTTCATTTTTAGGAACTTTTTTTAATTTCTTGACATCTTTAGCCGAGGTATTTTTCTTTTTCTCGGCTTTTTTAAACGCACTTTTAGCTTTATCCTCTGCTTTCTTTGCTTTTTTGACAGAAGTTGAAGGGTTAGTTGTCGCTAACCGGTATTGATAAGGCACATTAGATCTCCTTTCTAATTTATAAAAAAGAGATGGCTTAAATGCTATCTCTACTTATTATCCAAAATCTAATCCAATTGTTTCGAAATACTGTGCCAATCTGCGATCAATAATATCAGCATACTTTCTGGCATCACTCTCTGATGAAATATTACCGTTAATGTTAATAGTGACATTAGGTGACATCCCCACAGATTTAGGCTTTTTGATTTTAACTTTATCCAGAACCCGGTCTAAGCCAAAATGCTTAGATTGCTTGTTAGAGTAAACGTGAACTGGTTCTTTAAATCTAGCAATTTCGGGTCCTTTTTCGCCAACAAGAACATTCTGATCAACTGGAGGATTGCCACCTTCAGCATAGCCGTGACCGTTTCCTAATGCCGAAAGATCCGGACCATATTTGTGCTTGGCGTAATTTAAGCCAGCATAGATATTGTCGGGGCCGTTAAAGATGTTGCCTGCACCTTTACGCTTGTAAGCATTAAAGGTTGCACGTTTGGTTTGCATTAAACCAAGTGCTGGACCAGAGCCATCACCGTCAGGATCGGCACCTGGCTGTTTGGCAGCAGGATTACCGCCAGATTCTGTTTGAATTTGGCGCAAAACTTTGTCGACCATGCCCTTAGATGTAGACAGGTTAAGCATCCCTAAGATGCGCTTAACTGTACCTGCCCAGCGTTGGACACCCTCACCGCCAATATTGGCTCCGAGTGCTCCTTCATCACCGAGCTTATCCTTGATCCATTTTATGGCACCCGCACCTAGCTGACTCTTGGCTAGGCTCATTAATCTTCCTGATGGTTTTGCATTATTAGACTTGGCAGAAGCATCATGCAGACCTTTAACACGGTAAAAGCCATAGCCCATAGATGTATCGTCTGATATCCGTGATACTCGCGCACTAGGTGGCGTTTCATTAAACATAGTGCCAGTTTGTGGGTTTTTGATAATACCCACGTGTCCTGCAGCACCAGTTCCATGACCAAAGATAACAAGGTCACCTGGTACTGTCTTAGATAATGATTTACCCAAATATTCAGTACCACCAGAATGTTGCATATCGACCGTAGACCGACCGATGTCAATGTTAAAGTGACGCAATGCCTGCATTACCATGCCTGAGCAATCGCTTGCCATTTTTGAAGCAGCACCCATGACGTATCTAACACCGCTGAATGTTGCTTCAGCGTATTTTAGGAATGCCTCACGAGTTCCGCCATGACCATTACCTGCACCAATAGCATTGTCAATAACAGTCCACATTGCATTAGTCCACGGCACACCATATTTAGTGCTTGAATTTTTAGTCAGGTCAATTGTACCAGCAGTAATGTCAATCTTGCCGCGGTTAAGCTTGCTTGAGAACATATTAGCAAAGCTCTTAGCTGGATTAGCCTTGCCTCTTGAAACTAACTTTTTCAAAAAGCTGGTGGAAACACCACTGCCCTTTGCAAAGTGTGGCATCCCCCAGCTATGTGCTAGGCTTTGTGTTTGCGAGCCATTAAGCACGGCATCATTCTTCTCAAGCGGTAATATGCGATTATTGCCACGTGGGATCCAAATGTCACCTGAGCCTTTAACAATTGCCTCCTGACGTGGTCCTGACTGGGCATCATTAACCATTGCTAGCGTGTTGTGAGTTAAGCGTCCATTTGATCCTGCAGCAAACTTAACAGGTTTAATGACACTTGCATTACCGCCAAACTGGCTTAAGACTTTGTCAATACCACTAATACCACGATTAATCTGATCAATCGTGTCTTGCATGGCATCTTTGGCATAGCCCTTCATTTTGTCGAGAGCTTTGCCAAAGCCTCTGGATGTCGACTTAGCTAAATTAATGGTGCCATCATGCAGACTGTCCATCTGAGAATGGACGCCTTTGCGCATCGTAGTGTAGTCTTTAACTGTACGGACACGTGTCTTTTTGGTCTCTTTGCCAGTCTCGGCAGTTATCTTTGCCCAGGATGAAGTAGTGTTTTTAGCTACTTTGTCAAGATTAGTATTTCCGTTAGCATAGCCTTTTAGCACATATCCCTGTCCTAAGCCACCATGCAATACCTTGTGGGTATCTTTAGCATTCAAAATATGTTCATTAGCATGAACTTTGGCAATCTCAGGGCCGTTTGCACCAAGAAGACGAGCATTATTGCCATTAACGGTATATGCCAGCTCTGCTCCGCCTTCTCCAACTAGAGCAGTGTGGTTAGATCTAATTGTGTCGCCTTGAGCATGTGCTTTAACTGACTTCGTGGCAGGTTTAGTAAAATTGCCAATAGCTTTGCCGACACCACCAGCCCACTTGTCAAAGCCTTGTTTCTTGTCATTGAACCATGAAGTCAAGCCATGCCATTGGTCCTTGAACCAACCAATGACACTTTTGACACCTTTAATGAAGCCATTAAACATGTTCTTGGTCGACCAACCTAGATTTTCAAGACTCCAGAAATTCTTTGGCGGTTTTTTAGCAAGCCATCCCTTAGCTAGAGCTTTTTCAGCATTAATTGCCGTACCATAGGCTGTCTTGTTCCACAAATTATGTGAAGTCCAACCTAGGTTTTCTAGGGACCAGAATTTCTTAGGCGGCTTTTTAGATTGCCAACCTTTTTTTAGACTGTTAACCGCATTTTTGGCTGCTTTACCAGTCTTCTTGGCCATGTCATGTGTAGACCAGCCCAGGTTTTCCAGTGACCATAACTTTTTAGGCGGCTTATTTGACTGCCAGCCTTTGGTGAACTTGTTAACCGCTTGACCGCCCCAGCCACCGACAACTTTGCCGATTTGCGAGCCAATGGCTGCGCCTAATGGACCACCAAACCAAAGTCCAATGCCACCACCGATACCTGAGCCAATGCCCTTACCGATATCCTGGCTGCGCTTGTCGGCTGAATGTCGATCCTTGAAGGCATTGACAAACTCAGAGCCTGCATCTATTGCGACACCAGCACCTGCTAGTCCAGTTCCGATTTTTCCTGCTGTGGAAAGTCCTTTTAATCCGCCAGCTGAATGAGCCGATTGAAGCAAACCATTAAGAGAGCCTGCTCCACCTTGTTGCGTGAACAATCCTTTGCCTAAGCTTTCAGCTTTGGCTTTTACTGCTTTTCCAAAATTTACTGTTGAGTTGAAGCCTTTAGATAATTCACCACCAAGAGTTTTGCCGACATCCCTAAACTTATTGCCAGAATGCAGGTATTTAACTGATACATCATCAATACCTTTGACATCATCAATGCCTTTTAAGCCTTTAACAAATGACCACACATGCTTAGATGCCTTATAGCCATAACCAGCAATGTCAACAAACGGCTTGGCTACTTTTTTAGCACCTTTTACAGCTACCATTGCAACGATTGCATCAGAAACTATCTTAAGAGCTGTTTTATTTTTAGCTAAATTGTCAAAGCCTTCTGCAATTGCATGTATTGCACCACCATGCTTTTCAGCATTTTGGCCAATTAAGCCTGTTGCTTTACCAATATCAACAAAAATAGTCGAAGCGTCTTTCCAAACTCCTTTACCCAGGGCCCCAGAAATAGATAAGAGGCTACTGCCGAAAGTCTTAAGGTCATTACCATGTTTTGCGATCCAATTGAAGAATGAAGTTGTACCAGCACTAATATTGTCAATACCATTGTTTAACACTTTCGTTGCCGACACTTTTTTTCCGTTATTACCGACAAATGGAACTGCAGCCTTATTGATGCCTTTGGAAACAGAACTGCCTAGTCTGTTAAATGCTTTTTCAGTATCTTTTGATGTGGACCACTTACTAATTTGCTTAATCAGCGGATTCTCCATTTTTGTAAATGGCTTATCAAATGCAGACATTAATCGTGGCATTTGGGATTTAACAGTTCTAACCATCCCTGGGATAGTTTTGTTGAAATTATCCGTGGCATTGCGGTATTGGTGAGCAGTGCTTTCAACCACGCCAATCATAGTCTTTGAGCTGATCTTGCCCTTGGACATTAGGTCGTTCATCTGCTTCATCGTCAGCTTATGATTCTTAGTCTGAGTCTGCATCGTCTTTAACAGATTCGTTCTTATGACTGGAAATACGTTAACAAATGACATCATATCTTGTGCAGACACTTTGCCATTAGCCATCATTTGTCCGAACTGTGTACCGAAGTTTTCGACTTCATCGTCACTTTTTCCGAACGCATCCTGCAATGTTAATACTGATTTAACTAATTGTCCGGTTTCTTTAGGATCCTTGTCAATGGCATAAAACTTCTGACTTAGGTTATCAACCATAGCAGTAGAGTTTTGTGCGGCTGCAGCCATGTCATCAATTTGCTTAACCATGCCTTTGCCCTTATTAGCATTACCCGTTAAGGTAAGCCAGGTAGCATTCATGGTCTGCTGTGCTATGTTGTATTCGTGAGCTGAATGAATCATCTCGCCCAAGCTAGATTTGACAAAGTTGAAGCCACTCATCACTGCATTCGAAACTAGGTTTGCACCAAGTATTGATTTGAAAACAGAATGTGTTTTAGTTGCCGAAGCCGCTGTGTCATCCAGCTTGTTTTTAACTTTTTGAAAAACAGAAACGCTATTTTTTCTTAACTCGTCATTTGTATCACTGATAGCTGACTTAAACTTGTTAATTTCAGTCGCATTCTGGTTAATCCTTACCTGTTGTCTTTGAAAAGCGCTACTAGTTTCGCCAGTTTTTTCAGCAATCTTGGTCAGCTCGTTTTCCAGAGAGTTTTGCTTTTGTGAAAGTTCTGAAATAGCAGTTTTGTAAGCTCTAACCCGTTCTTGGTTGGCTTGGTAAGTCTTTCCTTCAGATTCAAGGCGTTGAATATATGATGCTGTTACTGTGCTTATGTGATTTATTTCATTTGGGAGTCCGCTGGGAGCATGCATCCCTGAGAATCTCTGATTAACCTTGCTCAAAGCTTCATATAACGCACCAGTAGCTTTGTTAGCTTTTTCTATTTGACTAAAATCAACATTAACACCTAAGCTATAGCCTTCATGGTTAGCCATTAATTTACCTCCTTTCTTCTTAATTTTCTAAAAAAGCTATTGACAGATATCGTCTCCTGCTTATTTTTTAGCACCAAATGCAGTCGCAATGCCGTTATTTGTTGCAGTGCTATTGATTTTGAACCGTTCTTCAATATCTCTGTTTACAATCTCTTGCATTACAGCTAATTGATCAGCAGTTGCATGATCCACTAGCTCAATAGGTACACCATGCATTACTAGCCTTAATTGTGGCTCTAAAGCATCAGCCTTATGCTTTATTTGGCGTTGATTAAAGCTGACCTGCAAGCCCCTGGTTAAGAAATCGAAGCACTTGAGGTGCTAGCTCATCTAAACCCGGATGAGAGTTCCAGTAATTTACAGAGCTAATTTTAGGTGAAACAATCACATCCTTAACGCACTCTTCCATCAGGGCGCTAAATGCAATGTTGTTAAATCTATTGGCTGCAATATCTTCTATTTCCATTGCACGTGCTACGCCTGGGAACTGCAAAACCACTGTGTATTCTTTATCAGTGCCTTTGCCAAGAGTAATTTCTTGGGTTTTACCCATCATTGTTTCAATTTCAGAAGTCTTTGCTTGCTTTGCAGTTCTAACTTCTCTGTTATGTGCCTCCAATGCTAATTCTGAATTGGTCTTTTTAGTTTCTGTTTTTTTTGTAGTTGCCATTTAAATTTATCTCCTTTTTACTAAGCATCCCATACGGGCTTATATTAACTAACAATCCTTATATTTCATCAACAAGAGGCGTTTCGTCCATGTACAAAGCCTTGATTTGCCATGCTTGATTTGACGCTTCAGCGGCACCAGTTGAAGTAGGTTTCTTAGGAATCCAACAATGAGTTGCTGAAATATGAATTGATGACGTTACAATATCGACTGGAAAATTTCCAGTTTCTGCTAAATCGTGAAGAAGCTTAACTACTGGAGCAGTTTCGAAAATGTTAAGAGTAATAGTACCACCATGTTTAGCGTTTTTTGAAGCAACACCATTACCTTGCGGATCTTGTTTAACGGTAACAGTATCGTTATCATAGTCAGCCGTATACATTGTATCTTCGCCATAAGCGTATATTTGGTGCCCATCTACCATAACAACGGTATCAGCCGCATTATAAGTTTTGGTAGCTAAGCCAGTTAATGCTGAATTTTGTGACATTTTTTATCCTCCTTTTATTGCAAAATAGTGTCTGAATTAACAGTTCCGTGGACTGTTAGAGTATGAATTGCACCTGACGCATGGTAGGCGAAACTCAAGCCACCGTAATGACGATTAGATAGGTCCTGTGCTGACTGTTGCTCACGAGGGGTTGCGCTAATAGTAAAGTCAGCCTTGCCATTGGCGTCGGCTTGAATGATTCCTTGCTCATAAGCCTTATTTAAGACTTGAGTTGCTGCTCCTAGCACCAAATTAATGCCAGCTTGGTTATATGGAACTTTGTCATTGTCTTGTAGCAACTTCTCCATTGCCGATTCCATATTGCTCTTAACCCAGATGATGCCATGTATGGTATCAATGTATTCACCAGACAGAACCTTGCCTTCTGTTGTCTGATCTTTGCCAAAAACGGTAGTGTAGGCTACAGCATTGACCTTGTTAATACCAACTAGTTCTGTAGCGGTTAAGCTTTCAGGTGTAATTCCATTAAGAGTTTTGAACTTCCATGTAACAGAACCAACTGGTAATGTGGCGATTGCGCCAACAAATGCTGCATCGGCTGCCTCAGCAATGTCATGTTTTAGACCAATCGTGTAATTTTGACCTTGTAAAGCAATTAATGCAGATACATCGTTTGTTTGGATTACCAAGAAATGATCTTTGTTTGCTTCAAAAATATTTGAAAGCAAAGTAAGTTCAGATTGTTCATCATCGCTTTTAGCTCTTACTGCAAAGGTCCAATTAAAGAACCAGAATGCACCTAATGCATCCTGCTCTTTTCCGCTAGGTATATCTAACACTGCTACGCGGTCTGAATGGTTTGCCTGAGCAAAATATGCTTCTGCTTTGGCTAGAACATCCTCATTGTCTGTGTAGTCAACCTTAACGCCATCTAGCGATGAATATTCGCGGTAAACGGCACCAGTGGCTGTATCAGTTTTGCGCGATAGTAAACCATCCAGTCTTTCTTCTTCCGTAATAGTGTCAGAAGGTGTTACTGCTTGATCAGATGGTGTACTGGTATTGCCAGAGTCACTCTGTCCAGGCGTACCCGATAATTGATTGATAATTAAAAGATTGCCTAAACCAACTGTAGGCTTAGGTCTAACAATAGACATCACAACATCAACATCTGATGGTCTATCGTAGGCTACTATTGTATTTGCCATTATTTTCTCCTTTGTTATTAATTGTTAGTGACAGTTCCGTCTGTCAATTCTGTATTGCCTGCAGCATTAATTGACTTGATATCTGTATCTTCAAAGTCAAACTGCAGGTCTTTTTCTTGAAATGTGAAATTACCATTAACTAAAAATGAGCAGTCAAAGCCATAGTCATTGTCATAGTTGATGCCAGACAATGTGGTCCGATTGCTCGTATTTGTAATTTTCTGTGGCACGATCTGTGCCTGTTTAAATGCCCTAGCATAGGGGCTCTCATGTAGTGCTGTGTAAAGCTTGCCAGCTAACTCTAATGCTTCAATTGATGTCGTTGCATGGATGTCAATTTGCATGGTGCAGACATATTGGGGATGATCTTTTAACCAGTCGCTAGTTGTTGGGTTATTTAAGGTAATCCAATTAAAAGTAGCAAAGGGATAATCTTCCATCTCATCAAAATTGTTCTGCTCCACCAGCTCACAATTGCACACATGATTTACTATCTTGCCCAGGATGTATTGGACTAAATAGTGATCACTTAATTCAGGCAATTTAGTTTGCTGAATGTTTATCATCCCCTTTTAACTCATAGATAATGACATCTGAGTAGTCTTTATAATTTGAAAAAGGCATTACCCGAAACATCCCTCCCTGAGAAGGCACTTCAACCCTAGTATTTTCAGAATACACGCCAGTTGAGTACCACACCAGGTCTCCCTGTTGCAAAACCCCACCGGGCAAGAACTGAGGCATCATGGCTGTCATGTCGCTAACAGGCAAGACTGGCTCATGACGCAGTTCAGGTTCTACTTGATCATTATCAGGAACTTTAATCCCTCCCACATAGTGGTAATGAGGTTTATCAGCTGGGCTCTTATAGGGATAGACCTTGATGTCCACTCCGAAGTCTTTCAGCATGTCTTTAAACGACAAATAAAAACTACTCATCCTTGCCTCCTATCGGGATAATCTTCCAGGTAACTCGTTTTGGCAAATCACCAGTGTCTGTCAATGGATCGTTCTGCCCCTTTTTATTAGCAATGGTCAATGGGGCGTTGCCTGGCTTAGTCCATCTGGTCAATGTGCGTCTAATGTCAGCTACTGCAGTAATGCCTAGCTTAGACAATAGTTTTTTGCCAGTGCCGTTATTGTAGAGAACATCTTCGATACCAGCTTTAATGATTTGTCCGTACTTTTTCTTGTTTTCATCTAATGATTTTCGCAAGAAAGGACGTGCTGGTATGTCAGATTTTGACATTAAGTAAAAATAGACTACTGATTTACCGTTCTCAAAGACACATGCAACATGTTTCCCCTTGGGCACAAATAGCCCTTTAACATCCCTAGCACGAACAGTTTTACCGTAGCGATGAATTGCATTACTTGAAGGTACCCAAAGATACTTAGTGTTTTTTGGCACTATGTGCGCTCCATACTCGTTAGCTCTGACCACCGTTAGTAAGAGACTGTCGTCTTCGCCAAAAAAGCCAACAGCTATTTGGTTCTGTTTCAGGTAGCTCAGTTCCTTTTCGATTTTGTCAAAGCCGAAGTCCCCCTTTTTCTCTAAACTCAATGTTGCACCACCGCATATCTGCTCTTGCTACTGCCACCATACTGCTTATATAGTCGCAGGTAAGCCTGCCCCCAAGGAGAGCCATTAAGCCAGTCCGTGTTAACTGCTGCACTATAATGTCGCTCCAGAGAACCGACTTTTTCAGACACAATGCCCTGACCAGACTTACCTTCTGTGGATAACAGGTGCAGAGCCATGTATTCAGTGGCCATCTGTCGTACTGGCATCCCTTCGTCATCGATTTTCACTTCTTTTGGGAAGTGATCTCCGAGAGCAATTAAATAAGCATTACTAATTAACGCAGTAATGCTTTCTTCCGGGATATCTGACACTAAGCTTGGTGCCAGCTCTTTCAGATCATCTGCCTTTACATCTGCACTCATGATGCACCTCTAGTTGATGTTCAATAATTGAACGAATGCTGAAGGGTAACGTACAGCCAAACCACCATGCTTTTCCATGTAAGGTACAGTGGTTACTAACTTACTGTATTCAGTTGGCTGTCTCGTAATTGGATATGCATCAGGAATCTGTGCAACTTCTGGATCGGTTAAGCAAAGGATACCCATGTCCTTGTTTCTATCGGCTAGGTGCGCATTCTTAGCATGCCAATTTTTACCCTCAAGTTCAGGAACGGCGACAATTTTAGTTAACCAAGGTTCAATCAATGATCTAACAGTTAGCTGCGGATTATATTTGTTGAAGGGTCTCTCTAATTCGTCAATTTCAGCCTGTGGCAATAGTAAAGTTGGCTTGGCATTATCATATCCGACAAGGTGAGTAATCTTACCAACTGCTTCTTTGAAAAAATTACGCAGTTTCAACGCACCGTCTTCAGTGTCCGTTGCAAGCTCAGCAAAAGTCTGCTCTGCATTGATCTGTTGAAAACCAGTCTTTTCAACGTCTGTGTTGGTTAAGCCAATAATTTTTTTTGATTCTAGCCCGTTAAAAATTATCCTGTCTTCTCTTTCACTTAAACCCTGAGCAACAAGCCTGCCTTGATCAGCAACCAAATCCATACCAGTTACTTTAGCTTTTTCAACCTCAGATTTTGTAAATGAAGCTGCCAGAATGCTTTCGGTTAATGGTATCGTAAATTCCGTAATTCCTTCTTCTACCTGAGGGATATCTGTCATTCGATTGGTATATTCTTTAGCTTCAGTAATGCTATTGCGAACTCGATATGTATAAAAATCTTGTGTAGCTGGAACTTGGTAAGATGTGAATAAGTTACGTGCCACTAATGGCGCACTTTTTGGATCATAAATAATGCTATCTAATTGTGTAAGTTGCGCTTTGCTAACTAAGCCCATATTTTCCATTTAATTTCCTCCTTTATTTTTTGCCTGACGTACTATTATCAGTACTATTATTTGATGGTTGACTAGGGGTCGTTGATGAGTTGGTAGAAACTCCTGCTTCAATTTGAACTCGAATTTGAACAGTGGCAGTGCTACCTTTATCACCATCAGACAGAAACATCCCTACAATTTTGTCAGAACTACCTGCTGGCTTAAATTTGCCGTTAGCGTCAACAGTAGCATTATCACCACGGTTGACATCTTCGCTAATTGGAACCCACCAAGTACCTTCTCGAGCGACACCTAATGTTTCTCCAGCTTTCCACTTGTCATTATTAATACTCTCTTCAGTTAAATCAGCAGCATCTACGTATGTACGCTTTAGTGCAATGCCGTAAATAGGACCTTGAGATGCTGTTACGGCTTCGCCATCCTTAAGAACAACAGCTGATCCAAAATTAATTGCATCCCCTGCATGTTCGGTATTTACAGTGTGATCATCAAACACATCTGCTGGACTACCAGCACTGTGCGGTCCATCGTGATATAGAGTTCCATCTGGAATAGCCATATTATTTCCTCCTTTATTTCTTATCTGCTAAATGATAACGATCAAATCTTAATTTCTCGATATCGCTACTGTCATTATTAATATTTGGCTGTGGACCATTGTATCCATTTATGTGCGCTAAAATGCTTGTCTTGCACATTGAATCAAAATAAGCGTCTATATAGTCATCAGACTTGTTGGTCAAATCAACTGAATCATCTAGTGCTTTAATTGCATCAAGCTTCAATTGCTTTTCTGATTTGCCTGCAAAATCGTAGCTATCACCTACATAAGGTTTAACTTTGTTAATCAATTCCAAGCGTGCAGTAACAGCCTTGTCCATAGCATCCCCAGAATACTTTTCTTTAAGATCAGCTAATTCCTTTTCAGCTGCATCTGCTTTAGCTTGCGCTTTATCAGCATTTTTCTTGTTTTTATCATCGTCACCTTGAAGTTTGGCTAACTGGTCTTGCATTTCTTTAATCTTTGCTTTGAGGTCGTCAATTTGTCTCTGCTTTTCAGAATTGTCAGCATCTAACTTGATGATCTTGTCTGCATCCCCAGTAGCAACTGTTACATCTGCGTCATTCAAGCGCACCTTTGTTGTTTCCATACTTTGTCCTTTCTTATGAACATTATTTTGTTCAACCATTTCTGCACTGTCGCCTATTAATCGCACTGAATGACCAGCACGACCATGTTTAACGACAGCCACATGGTTTATCTGTATATTTCTCTGAACCGAATCATAAGCAACGCCCTTGTATTCTCCCTTTTCAGGAACGATTTCCGTTTCGAATCCAATAGACAGTTCCTGCTTGCCTTTATTTATCTCTGATATAAGATCTGCATCAGTGATCGTCATGTCGACCTTTAACGTGTCATTATCCACATGTGCATTGTCAGCAGTGAACCCCTTCATATATTTTGAAGCATTTTGCTGATTAACTAGCTCTGAGGGATGATCATTGGTCACAGGCTTACTATCTGCACTAGAAACTGTGCTATCACTTAATAGCTCATCTGGAAGTTTTGCTTCCATTTCAACAGAGCTATCTGCCTTAAGATACGGAAAAACGCCCACACGAGCTATTGGCACATCTGTTATGTGGATAAACCCTGTCTGAGCGTCTTGCGCAACCTTATCGATTGGTGCAGTATCATACCGCGTCAGCATATCTACTTACCTGTCGGCACATGGATTGGTTTGGTGGGAATATACAATGTTTGTCCTTCCCTAATCCGCCATGTGGCTTTATCTAAGTGGTTAAAATACCGCAGTTGTTGCAACGCTACTTCGAACTTCTGCGCTACATCAAATAATGTATCGCTCTTCTTAACGGTATATGTTTGACATTTTGAGTAGTCAAACATCCCTTCGGGGTCTTTTGCCATTATTTGCTCACCTCCTTTATTTTGTTGCCAGTTACCGATTGAATCAGTAACTGGTACATCTACTGTCTTGCTATCTTCTTTGGTTTGGCTAACACTGGGTTTGCTAGTGTCAGTATTAGTGTTAGCAATGTTATTGTCCTTAATATCTTTTTTCGAATCATCAGCCATTTTTTGCCTCCTTTTTGGCATAAAAAAAGACACTCATGACAGAGCGTCTACTATTCTTCATCAACTGGGTCTTGGTAACACCGACATCTTATCGGTTCTCCAGGCAGTTGACCATTGTCACCACCGTTAGGGTCATCATATTTAAACGTCTTACCGTCTAGCTCTCGATGCTTAGGTCTTACCCGACCATCTTCCATTGAGCGCCAAATGTACTTAGTAAAGCCTACCTGCTTATTGCGATACGCATCTAGTTGAGATAATACCTTACCAGTCTGATCGGTAGCTATTAGTCCAGCATGACGTAACGTCATCCCTGTACGGTAATTGATTGCATGTGATATATCAGTCGCACCACCTCCATTGTTGATGTTGTAATAGATGTCATTCTGTAGCTGATCAATGTATCTGCGTTTCATAGTTTTAATTAACGCAGTATTTTCAGTAATCTTGCCTTTAGTGTAGTTAACAAGAGTCGTATTGTCCTTTAGCGGATTAATAGCAATGGTTCCAACTTCAATCTGAGCACTGCTTGCATATTTCTTGACCTTGCTCAGACTGAAATTATCCACACTAATAAGCCATCTTCTAACAATTGACTCTGTAGTATGTTCATCTTGGGCACTATCCATTGTGACAGCAAACAGCTTAAGAGCTTGCTGAACTACATTAGCCCAATTAGGATCATCATTAGCTGCATCTTGCAGTATTTTTGAGCCCCCTAAAACGTGTTGCTTAATAAACGCTTGAAAAAAATCATCTGCTTGGCTTCTCCAACTATTTATTAGCTTGCACAACTCTCGCTCATACCACTTTTCAAGCTTAATCGGATAGCCATTACGTCTTCGAACCATGTGTTGCCTTCTTCATATCATCAAGATATTGCTCAATCTGCTCTGGTGTCAACTTATCAATACTATCTGTTTTGGGGGATGTTTGCATCCCTTGAATGGCATTATTACCTTGACCGTCAAGCATCTGACGGGCTTCGTCAGGATCATATATTCCTGAACCTACTAATGTTGAAGCAGCGTTGACATGGTTAACCAACGTTTCTGATTGCGTCTTATCGTCCGGTGACCAGAGCGGTTTAAACTCAATGTGCCACTCTAGATCGTCTGGATTTTCCTGTCCACCTGCTACATTGTCCGCATACATCAATAGCTTAACTATGTATTCTATTTCAGGCTTAAGCAATGTCTCCTGCATTGATTTAATTGTGTCGTAATAATTGACCACATCTTGACTAGCTCCGGCTAGAGAGCCTGCTTGCTCCCCAGTTAAAACAGATTTAGGAATATTGCATGCTGTGCTTAAGCTCTGCCAGGCAAAATTAAACAGAGTGTCCATGCCATTTGTTGGAGTTGATACCTTGGCAAGATCGTCTTCACTTCCGATAAAAGCAATTGATTCAGTATTCATTGCTTGCGATAGATTTCTAACCGCCTCTTGGTATTTGATATCGTCCATTCCCATGACTTTATCACTTTTGAATACCTTAATTGTAAATTCACGAAGTATCTTACCGACACTTTCTATTGCCGTATTCATGGCCTTAATTTGATCTTGGCATCTTGTAATTATTGAAGTCCCAGTTCGGTCATCTTCAAACTTATCCAGACTAATGTGAAAATAACGGCTTTTATCAATGATTATTGGCTTAGTGTTAGCTAACTCCGGCACTTGATTACCATTGCTATTAATCGTTGAGCCAGCCTGCGTCTGTCTAATTACTACCGCTTGTTCTTTTTTGAAATTGTTACTAGTTGGATCATTGTTGACCTGGTAGCTATCAACGTGGTTTTGGCCAAAGGCATGAACAAACGCAACATCGACCACATCATCGGGATTAAGTTGTTTGCTTTCATCAGTAGCATTTTTTTCTTTAATACCAAAGTTAATATAACCATCGCCATGAAGTCTTTGGTAAATCAGTTGTTGGGTTAATACATCATTCAGCCTCAACTTATCTAATGCGTCCTGATAAGCGTCTTGCTTGTCTGGATCATCAGGTATGACTAATCTCCAGCCGTTACGTGTTGCGTCTTCTGCAGGCTTAGCAACAACTCTGCGTGCAATAGCATCATGTTTGTATTGATTGTTTAGTAAGTCGTAGTCCTGTTCATCCCCTGTAAACTGCCATTTCAAGGAATCATAAGGGACTCTAGGATTATAGTTCATCCCATCATTACGCCATGCCTTGCTGTCATTACGCCATTGAACCTTAATTTTTGGTAATTTCATTGCATGCCTCCTTTCTAAAATCTAATGATTGGCCTATTGCTATCCTTATCACTTAGACGTCTAACAGCATAGACCATTGAGTCCACGTTATCGTCATGTGGCATGTTGGGGAAGCCAAATACTTCTTCTAGCCAGTCTTCAATCTCTGGCACCCATAGGGGATGCGGAACATATATCTGACCAGCTTCCCATACAGGACTCACAGAGCTTGCACGTGCCTCTTTGCTGTCAGCGCCTGGAGATACCGGAATAATACCAGGTATCTCTTTTTTTAGTGTATCAATAATAGCTGGACCATTTGCTTTATCCTCAACTAGCTTGGCTGTAGCATGTGGATATCGTTTAGTCATGGCTCTAATCTCATCTAATGTTTGGGTAAAAGTTAAACGCTTATGGCACCAATACGGACGGAGATATAGATTAGCAGCACGCTTTGCCCATGTTTGGCCAGCAACAAAGTCATCATTTTCCTTACTCTTAAAGGTTGCATCCCAAGCCTGAACTTCAGTGTCTAGATGTTTAGGTAATATTTCTACTTCTTTATCAGTTAAGCCAAGTTCAATCATCTTTGCTCTGCTTGGAACATAAAACTTTACCCAATCCCGTCTAAAAATGTTGCCGGCAGCTAAACTAGGTCGTTGCTGATATAGTGCAGCAAACTTCTGTGATCCCATATCATGCTTATGTATCTTAAGTGAGTCAATCGTATGCAGTTGTGGGCAAAGGGCATCCCCGTTATGCCGACCAATTGCATCAGTCTCTCCATCAGGGATGTCTTCTGCAATCGCTGGTAACTTCAACTCTTTCCATGGTAGTGACTTTTTCTTCATCAATCTTCCTGCTAGGTCATCAATTTGCCACCTAGTCATGATGACTATAACTGAACCACCTTTTTGCAGACGTGGAAAAAAGGTTAGGTTCCATTCATTCCATATCTTATCTTTAATCGTAGTTGACATTGCTTCCTCACTGTTCTTGATAGGATCGTCAATGATTAGCAGGTCAGCGGGTCTACCAGATGCACCACCAAGCATTGATGTAGCATAAAAAGTCCCACGATGATCTTTAACGTGGAACTCTTTTGAAGTATTTTTTTCTGGTTGCAATCCAAAAAGTGGATAAGCCCATTCTTCAAAATGCTTTCTGTTCGCATCACTAAATGTAGTAAATAGGTCTTGTGAGTATGCTGAAATCATGACCCTTTTGTCGGGATGTCGCATAAGATAATAACTTGGAAAAGTTTGCGTAATCGTCATAGATTTTCCATGCTGAGGCGGCATTTCTACAATGTAGAATTTGCGTTCACCATCGATTATCTTTTGCATTTTCTCACAAATGTATTTTGTGTGAGCAAATAGTTTTGACTTGGGATTTGCCAAACTAAAATAGTCAACGTAATTACGCCTAGCCAGTTCCTCTTTAGCTCTTAAGGCAAGTTCAGCCTTATCATCCATAGTTAAATTAATCATTGTCATCATCAGCTAATTTGGTTAGTTTACGTAAATCTTCGTCACTTAACTTATCAAGATTACTATTAGTCTTAATGCTACCATTAATACCAATTTCTTTTTGCTCGCGCCAATGTTCTGGATCACGGTTTTTTAGCCAAAAAATACCTGCTGCTGTATCTGGTGGGACAAACTTTCTTATTCTTGATACAACCACCATTTTTGAGCTTCCATCGTCCTGCTTAATCAATTCCTCATGTTCTTCAACTGTCATATATCCAGTTGCCCGTTTATGCAGGGCACTTTCAACTTTTGCATCTGCTGGAATGCGTCCTTCTTTTAGGGCGTCGTAAATGTCTGATTTCGCTTTTTTCCAGCGATATAAAGTGTCACGGCTGACTCCCATGTTATGAGCAATATCGTCATTAGTAAGTCCATTTCTTGCCCAATGCTTAAGTGTTTCTAGTCCTTCTGGTGTTAGCCAGTCATTTACCCTACCTTTATATTGCTTTTTCTTTACCACTATTTGTCTCACCTACTTCCACGCATACAACACAAATTTAATTTCTTCATAAAAAAAGCACCGCTAAGATGCTTGTATATCGTTTATTTTCTTTTTAACACAGGGCGCTCGGACCCAAGGGACGAGCGCCCCTTGCGCTGGCTATCGCTTGATAGCAACGACTAATAGTAGTATTATGATTAAGATAGTTATTATATCAGTCAAGGTAATCACCCTCGGATGACGCAATCCAACTTGTTGGATTATGCTAAGGAGAGGTGATTACCTTTTCTTTTGTCAGCCAGCGCAAATAGCTTTCCGTTAGGGATGCTTAACGAAATTCAATTCTAAAATAGATTGGATTGTCTGATTCTGTTATTGGTTTGATTTCAAACTTCAACATAAATAGCAAAAAAAATATGATAGTAATCATGCCAGAATTCAGTTTTAAAAGTGAAGCAATCATTTCCGAAAGGCCATGACAAACGCATGCAATAACCGCATAGCCCCACAATACTTGAGTTTTGTTTATCATCTGATACTCCTACAAATATTTATCTATGTTTGAACTAATTTTTGCACGCTGCTTTTCGTTTCTTTTGTGCATCTCTTCAAATTCACGCTGCATTCTAGCCATATTTTGTGTAGCTTGGCGCTCCTGTTCATCATATTCTTTTTTCAACTTTATAAAATTATCTAGAAAAAAATCCAATATCATTGTTTCCACAGTCTCCACATATCGTCGTTAACTCTGCACCAATCATCTTCAATTTTTTTACGGCCTGTTTGATTGGCGCTGATATTATTTTTTAGTTGCTCAATGTATACGGCTTTATCCATTATTTTACTTTCCTTTTGCAAAACAAAAGCCTCATATATCATTGCAATAATACAAGATACGAGGCTCTGTTAGTTCGACACCTACTCCTCGGGCCCTTCGAACTTGATCCGTAAGTGGAGTGTCAGGATTCGAACCTGAAGTCATTGACGGACAGTTATAAACGTACTCTTCCTACAATTGATACACCCACACTTCATAAAAAGCCCGCTCGCCAGTGCTAACTCTTTAAAGCACTTAAATGGGTCATCGCAGGCTATTGCGGCAGCAGGAATCGAACCTACTAAGATACCATTGCCGCAGCTCGTTGTAATTTAATATATAAGTTTCTCGAAAGGAGGAAAAACTCCTAGTTTAACGTCGTTTCGGACGGTCTTAATAGCTATTAGGAATTACCCTAATCTTTCGACAATACCATAATAGCACCATTAAAATTCAATAATTTTACGAAAATGAACTAATTTTGTTCGATTTTGGTCCAATTTTGTTCGATTTTATTTTTTCTTTTTTTCTACCTTTAAATCTGGGATATCAACATCGTAGTATACTTTCCATGTGTCGATCGCATCAGCAAACTCGCATAAGGCACTTTTCTTCAAGTCACTCAAACGTGACTTACTATATCCAACCTGAATTGCAGTTTGATAGTCCGTCAGATGCTTAAAATATAAGCATTCAAGTATCTTTTTATACGGTTGCTTCTGCATGTCTGAGCAATGTTCAATTGCTTGATAGACCGCTAAACAACGTTCTTGCATATCCAGTATCTTAACTAATCTTTTTTCTGCACTATTTTTACCATGCGAAGCAACTCCCGTGGGATCAAGTTGTGTACCAGACAGTAAATCAGAGTAACGCATGCCTGCACGAAGTAGATACTTTCTAAAATCATGTCGGAGAAAACTATCCGCGCTCTGTGCCGTTGCTGCTTGGTCAATATCCAAACCTAAGTCTATGCTTTCCACAAGCTCAATCCCTTTCTTTTTAGTATTTACCGATTACTAGGTTAATCTCATCAGGATTAACTTTAATCAGCTTCTTACAATCAAATTTTGCTTTTACCAATTTCACAATTGAATTACATGATGTTGAGTAAACATTATCTGCAAGATTTAAAATCCGATACTTATTACCTCGATAGCTTTCAACAATTAGATAGCAACTATCCATTTCTAAGGAATAAAGTACATCCCCAGCTTTAATTTTATTAGGATCAACATGTACTAATTTAATTTTATTTATTACTTTCACATTTAAACACCTGCAAATCTGGAATTTCAACATCATACATAGTTTTCTGAAATATAAGTGATCGTGCAAATTGACAACAGGCTTGTTGCTTTAATTCCCAGTATCTAGATCTACAATAGCCAAGTTTATTTGCCACTTTCCAATCTTCCAATTCTTCTAGATATACTCCGGTCAAAATTCTTTTAAATGGTTTCTTGGAGCTATCAGGCAAACCGGCAATCGCTTGATAAACAGCTTTACACTTGTTCTGCATAGTATAGATATGCTTCATTCTCCCATCTGGAGCAGCATTTTTATGTGAAACGATACCATTCTGATTAATTTTATTAGCCTTTATGTCAGTACGATGATAACCAGCTTCGATTAAATAATCAGGGAAAACATTTTTTAAAAATATACGTACATTCTTGGCAGTTTTAACATTATCAAGTTCTGTATTTTCTACTTCTCCATTAATCATTTTTTACTCCTCAATTGACTCTACTCGATAAGCGCACACATAGATATGCTTACCAGTCTGCTTAGTTAAACAGATAAAACCATCTTTTTCATCACATGCTTCAAGCATATCTAATATCTGCTCAACACTCTCTTTCGGCTCAATTGTTCCGCCACTACTCAAATTTACCTCTGCCATTGATTATCTCCCTCTTATTTTCACTTACTTGTTACTACGTTTGCGTTTGCGTTATGGATTGCATCTCGCCAAGTGCCTAAACCAAAATAGTCTTCCTTATCTTCATCTTCTTTTCCGTCTTCCTCTTCTATACCAAATTTTTTCAAAATTTCTTTATGTGTCATAGTTTCAGCGTCTAGTGCGTCAGCTAAACAATGGTCATCACAGTAAACCCCATAACCCAGTTCCAAACTATCAACGACTAGTCCATCTTCTTGAATTGTCCGCTTACAGTAGGCACATGTAATCTCATGTGTCTCCTCATTAACCATCACTAACTTCCTCCTAATATTTTTTATTCTTCATGCCACACAGCTGTTACCTCTATTTGTGGCTTTTCTCCGTACCATTTTTCAACCCTTAAATCGACCACTTGCTTATCGTCTCTATATAGTCCTTCTCTTAGGCACACAGCCTTGTGCAATGCGTGATTAACTTTCATCTTAGGATTTAACCCATCTAGTACAATCTTTGCAATATTGTCGCTGTCAGGCTTCTTAGTTGGTCTTTCTTCGCCACTTAAACACCTTGCCTTGCGCTTTTTTGAATATGATGTGGGAATTCCAAAAAACACTTTGATTGAAATAGCCATATCTTTTGATATTGGCTTATTTATGTTGTGCGCTCTTCTGGCAACCTGAGCACTGTACCTGACTTGATTTTCATAATCGTGAGTATCATCTGGAGTGTAGGTAATTACGTGGCCACCTCGTCTAGAAAATCGTGGTCTGGCTTTACTTTTAGGTTCTCCAGGGACGATAAACTTCAAACGACGCTCCATCTAAACATTAATCTTCCTTTCCTGCTCTTCAAAAACCACGTTATGAATATTCATTAATTTATCTTCAATTTCAAAAATGATTGAGTTTATTTGATTAATTGTTTCCTGCTTGGTATCGATTACCACATTGTGACTGCTCTTGCTTTGAACCTGGTAAAGTGCAGCTATTTTAGCGTGTAATTCTGCAAGTTCCTTAGCATACCGTCTGGCTTCTTGATAATAGATATTTATAAAAGTTTCATTTACTTTTTCTGCAGTAAAATCATCTAATTTGAGTTCACGTTTTTTTATTGCTGTTTTAAGCGTGTCATACTGCTTGGTGTAATTGTTATACGAGATTGGATAGCATGTTAAACATTGTCTTTTGCTGAGTTGATAAACAACAATTATTTGTCTGCACTTAACCAGCAGAACATCATCATTATTCTGATTACGTTCTATTTCATCATAATTTTCTAACAGTTCCTGCACCCATCCAGTAACATAATCATGATTTTTGGCACTATCATGTAAATCCCTTAATCCAAAGCGTTCGTGTGCTCGCATAATGAAGTGATCTGTCACTTTTATTCCCTTAGTAAAGTCATGTTCAACTATTCTAGGCTTACTCTTATTTGACATTCATACTCTCCTCCTAGAATGGCAAATCATCGTCTGTTATATCAATCGTGTCTCCTGAACCACTAAATGGATCCTGTGGAGCACTATTATTACTGTTGCTTGTATTGTTACCACTGTTGTTATAACCGCCGTTATTCCCCATATTGGTGTTGCTCTCTCTGTCCTTTTTCGACTCGAGTAATGAAAAGTTATCAACGACTACTTCAGTCACATAAACCTTTTGACCGTTTTGGCTATCGTATGTTCTAGTTTGAATCCGGCCATCAATACCAACAAGTGACCCTTTTGACGTAAAGTTACAGAAGTTCTCTGCAGCTTTGCGCCAAATGACACAACTGATAAAGTCAGCTCCTCGTTCACCCTGAGAATTGGTATATTGCCGATTAACAGCCAGAGTAAACGTTGATACTGACAGCCCACTCTGGGTTGTTTTCAACTCGGGGTTACGGGTCAAACGACCAGTTAGCACTGCTCGATTTATCATATTTGCGCCTCCTCAGCTTTAATAATTCCGTCAACAAAGTCGTACGTTTCTTTATCAACCACTGCTTCAGCATATGAGCCATTGTCAGCAATGAAGAATGACACTACTAACTTGCCTTCTTTTGCATAAGCGCCAAAGAAGTAATCTAGCGGTATTACCCACCAGTAATTAGTTGCCCAGTCTTTAAAAACCAACATGTTATTTACTACTTCCATTAGTTACCTCAATTTGTCTAAGCTGATACCTAACGCATCAGCAATTTTACATACTTTACTAAAGCTAGGTTCCTGACCAGCAAATTTATATTTTTTCAACGTTTCATAATTTACATTAGATTCCTTGGCTAATTTTGCTAAAGACCAATGCTTTTTATTCAAAATAATTTGTATTTTATTCCACAACATCTTGTACCTTTCGTGTATAATAATACATATATTTAGTATTGAATTGATTTTTTAAAAGGAGATTTTTTATGGATCCAGAAAATCCACTTAATTTTTTACCTCAAAGTACTCAAGAACTATTAATGAATCCTACTGCTAAAAATATTGGTGATACCTTAGGTGGTATTTCAGAATTATTATTATCGCCATTCAACATAGGAACAACATGGGGTAATGCACATATAAGAAAATTTAAGCAGTCAATTATTGATAATGTAAAGAAAATTCCTGAAGAAAATAGGGATTCTTCTAAACTAAACTTAGCTATGAAAACCATAGAGGACTCTAAATATCAAATAAGTGATGATAACTTAAGAGAAATGTTTGCTAAACTTATTGCTGCTTCTATAGACAAAAGGAATAATCAAGGATTATCACCTAGATTTTCAAATGTTTTATCACAATTCAGTCCAGAAGATGCTAAGTTTCTTATGCAAATTTCGACTAATAATTTGAATTTTATACCTACTGTTATATTTTTTGACAAAAAGGATGATGGTACAGGCCATAAAGATGGAGATCATTTTATTGCTCCAAATAATTCAACAGCTTTTTGGTTCCAAAATGAACTAAGTTTAAATAATCTTGTATCGTTAGGGATAATTAATCAAAGCGATGAACAATATTTGACCAATGATATATACAAGTCATTCTACGATTCTGCTGAAAAATCAATTGAATTTTTAAGCTGGAGTAATTTAATCAAATTCTCAAACCCAAGCTCAAAACCAACTATTAGAAAGGGAATTATAGAATTCACAACTTTTGGTAAAAAACTAACTCAAATCGTTATACAAAATCAATTAAAAATTTGATTGCTTCAACCTGTTCGGCTGTAAAAACTGTATGTCCATAAGTGGCATCTTCCCAAACCAATTTTCCGTTTTTATCTATCTTAAACGTACCAATCTTATCGGATTGTAGCGTTTTTTTATTTTCCATTTTCAGATGCCTTTCTGTTTAAGTAATCCACACACCAGTCATAGTCTTCTTTGCTGACTTCATGTCCTTTATCCACAAAACTTAGCATATAAAACACTGTGTGTGTGCTCTTAACATATATGGTCGCGCCACGCAACTTTTTTAAAGGCTGTTCACAAGTTTCGCCATTTAGAACGTCAGTGAAGACAAGTGTCCTATCCCCTTTTATTTCCATTTTTAGCTCCCTCCGTATCTGCGAATTTTTCGTTTTCATCAAGCGGATAAGTATCCGGCACGTGCCCAAGGAATACGTACTTGCCGTCTTTGTTTTTGCGATATAGTTTTTTAACGTGTGTCATTGCTAGTCCTCCTTAAATTACGTAAATTGGCTGTCCCGTCTCGTCATCACAGATTTCCAACCCGCCTTTTCTACGTGCAAAGGCTTCCCACTTTTCACGATGATTAAAGTACTCTGATTCTAAAATTTGAAAATCTGGTCTGTCATTTCGTCCAAACATTGCTCTTCCTCCTAACCAATAAATCTAACTGGTGTCTTTTGGCTACTGTATTTCTTTTCAAAATCGATAAAGAACTGATGCAGCTTGTTTAGTTTCTGCTCTTGCAATTCGTCGTAGGCTCCAATGCCATGGCCTTGCAGAACATCATATTCGTAACGTGCCTCTGCACGTTTTTTTAATTGGTTGGTATAAATAGCATCCCAGTCAGAAGTCCACTTATACTCGTGAGCGTTTGTCGGCGATTTTCGTAAAATCAATGACATGACCCTTGTCTCCTTCCTGCATGCGACTAACTAATCTGGCGTGGTACGTCTGATAAAGTTCATCCATGTTCAAATTAGTAGTCGTGATAATCCGCTGGGTACTTTCATAAATATCGAAGATGGTGTCTTGAACAAAACTGGTAGCTTCACTGTTGGCACTCTCAGCTCCCAAGTCATCTAAAACAACCAAGTCAGCTGCATGAACCACATCTGTTACATGCTTTGGTGACCAGACACAGGTTTTATCGCTGAACCAGTTTTTCATTTCTCTAATCAGCTTATTGACGCTTAGAAATAAGCACTTTTGCATTGGCTCTGCGTTGTCATTGACGGCGTTTAAAATCGCCATAGCCAAATGTGTCTTGCCTGCTCCCGCATTGCCATAAAGCAAGCTATTACCTTTTTTATCGGGATATTTAAGATATGCTCCTGCAATCAATCGTGCATCATGTTTAGCTGTTGCTTCTTTCGAATTAGGCTGTGTTATAAAACCGTCAAAGTTATAGTTAAAAGCATCTTCACGGTCGACTAGTGATGCTCGCTTTAAAAATCCTTGTCCTTCCTGTAATTTCAAATTGTCATGCATCTGGCGGTCTTGCGCTTGTATTTTTTCGTGTGTGCACACTTCGCAAAATGGCGCAATTTTGTCAACACCACTGAGGTATACCAGATGAGTATCTGGATGCTTGGGACAAGTTTGACTTGATTTTCTGCGGCGGTACTCAATCATATTGACCGTCTCTTTTGTTATTCCAGTCATAATTCCTCCTTTCTAAAATGGCAGTTCGTCCTCATTCACGCCTTCAATCTGACCATTAGTAAATGCATCAGCATCAAAATCAGCGTGTTGGGGTACATTGGGCGCTTTTTCGTTTAGATAACTCTCAAACTTAGTTCCAAACAATGTTTCTGGACGTAGATACTTAGCCATTTTCTTATCTCCACGCCACTGCGCACATTTGGTATCAATCACATGTTTGAAGTCAGCCACTTTAAAGCCGTCATTCGCTCTTGCGTTGATTAGTCGCTGTGTAGCCTTAGACGTAGATTTGTACTTAGTACCTGCTTTCTCATTAAGATAATCAATTACTTCCTTGTAGATAGCTGGTTCTGCCTTGGCGGAACTATATATATCTTTATCTGTAGTAGTATCTGTGTAGTCTCTGGTATAGGTTGTATCATTTTGATACTCTCCATCGTCTCTTTTTGATACTCTCGTAGTATCATTTTGATACGATGCATGGCTCACAAGTTCATTCAACCTATCTTCGTCAATCGAATACCACTTTGTCTTATCAAAACCTGCCTTATTAAAATTTCCAGTTATAATTAGGCCTTTCTTTTCTAACTTAGTAAATATTCTTTTAACTGTTGGTAATGACAACCATGGAAAATTATCTTTTTGCCAGTTTTCGAATGTGTTATAAATCCACATACGCCCATTAATTTCTTTAGCCCATTTTGAATGTAACCAATAATTTAATTGTTGCAAAACAATCGCTTCTCTATCACCATTAGAACCTAATGCAACTGCTAGATCAGTATCAATGACAATTGGATGCTTACTGTATAACCATTTCGCCTTCATCAATTACTTCCCTCCAGACAATTTTTTGAACGCTTCTAAATCCTGTCCTTTTAAGGTGTTGGCAAAATTCTTAGCCTGCTGATTACCTTCCATCGCATGTTTGACAACTAAACTCATCAATACTTGTTGACCGTTATAATTAACTTTGTAGCTTTCCCAATCGTTTTGCTGATTAGTAGAAGTTGATGATTGCCTTACCGGACGTGGTTTAGATACTTGTCCGTTGCTCTTTTCTTCAGGTAAATCTTCGCCAGCATAAACACTCAGACCTAAGCCTGCAATTGCTAAAGCCTTTACCAAAGCTCGTTGTTGCGTCTTATTAATGTCAAAATAAGTTGCTTTAGATAAAGCTTTGTTGCGGTAATCCATGACAAACAATTTTGAACTGTAATCTTGTCCCTCAATGGTCACTACTGCTTCAACTTCATATCCAGCAGCAGTTTGCCGATAATCAACATCCCTACCTGTTGCTACCCAACCATCTTTAGTTAAGACATACTCAGGAAATTCTGTAATTTTGTAATTTGCATCTGGATATGCTCGCTTAACAAGTTTCCATGCATTCGCCCAGCTAAGATAATCTAGCCTGCCCTTTTTGTCTAAGTAGGGCTTAACATCGATTTCTGATAAGGTAGCAAAGACACTCTTTTTACTTTCAGTCATCATGCATCCCTCCTTAACTAATTACTGTTCTGCGATTAGGCTCTAGATATGCACCTGGCACTTCCACGCCATCTTTTAAATCTTTATATATTTGATTTGTGTTAACTTTAGTAGATTCAGTTACTTTAGTAATTTTGTATTTATCTGGTAACTTTGCCTCATCCGAAACAATCGTCTTATCACGATAATTGCGTGGCTTAAGTATGTAATGCTCAGTTTTTAACTGCTTGATATCTGCGTTATCGATGACTTCAGTCATATACTTAAGTAGATTGTCTTTCTGATTTTCATAATGGTGTTTCTGCTCTGTCAGCTGTTTAATTTTCTTAGCCAGAAAATCAATGTTTGCTGTATCACGTTCAATTAGACCAGCTAATCCATCTAGCTTTGCATCCCTTGTTAGCTCAAGTGAATCTAACGTGTCTTTTAAAGTCACAGGGTCAATATCATCACGATCTACAATTTGCTTTATAGCATCATTAATTTCAAAAAGTTTCATTTGTGGTATAATCTCCTATATAATCATTTTTAATTTAGTTACTGAGTCCGATTGCCGTCGGGCTCTTTTTATGTTCCGGGAATCAATTCCGGCTGCGATAGCAGACAAATCGTTAATACCAGCCCAACAATGACTAGTAATAATGAGATTATCAGTGACATCTTGGTGTGTAGTTCTAGGTCTGTGTAGGTTCTTAAAAAGTTTGCCCATTTTTTCAATATCCTTTCAATCATGGTAGTTTTGCGTCCCAATCTATTTCTGTATCATGTTCATCCATCCACTTTGCTGCCCTTCTTTGAAAAATAATTGTTGTTTTTCCGTTTTTAGTTCGCCGTGGATGTACTACCCACCCGCCGTTCTTAACATCAACTTCTGGATATTCGTCGAAAATGAATGTCCGTATCCACTCAGGCGCTCTATTTCCACAATAAGTTTCACTGAATTCTTTCATCTTGATTGTTTTGCCTTCCAGCGACTCTGCTGGAACATAACCACGTTCTTGCATGATTTGATCAACCAGTTCAATCAGAGACCCCACTTGTATTTGTAGATTTACTAGATCAGTCAATTGATTTCACCTCGTTTTCCATTAGTTTTCTTCCTCTCTTAGTTCGTCTAAGCTGATTTCTAAAGCATCAGCAATCTTACATGCATTGGTAAAAGATGGTTCATTCCCGTAGAACTTGTATTTGTCTAAAGTAGTAATAGGTATTCCAGACTTTTCTGACAATACTCTTTGAGACCAATGCTTCATATCTAAAAATTTTTGTACATTCGACCACTTCATTTTGTATTCGCCTTCTATCTTTATACAACATATGGTATAATTTGATTGAATTACCAGTTACAATCTTAAAAATCAGGGGAGGTAACAAATGACTGATGATTTTGGTAAATCTTTAGAAAAATTATCCAATCAGTTTGAGAGGGCACAATCTGAACTAAGTAAAATGAATGGTACCCACTCTTATAATTTAAATGAAATTTTTTCTCCATCATTTATGACGACCCACACTCGTTACAATTCCTTTAATTCATTCCTAGAAGATTGCGGTATAACAAATCAAAGTGAATTTGATGCATACCCAGATGATAAATTTGATGAAAAGGTTAAAGAAAAGACATCTTTTCCCAGTTACGAAGATATGTTTAATGCTGCTTTTAAAGTCTATCTTTCAAAACGGACTGGTATCGACTTTAGTTGATGATTAAGTTTATCAAGTTCTTTAATGGCTTCATTAGCTTTGATTTCAACTAAAGCTTTATTTTTATATTTCTTATCTTTTATGACTTTAAATTCAATCTCTATTTTGTTTAAACCGATTTGAGCTACTAACTTTTTCATTTTGTCTCGTTTTCCTAACGTCGATAGTGTATTAGACTACGCAAATAAAATTAAAAATTTGATTTTTCCGTAGTCGTATCTCCCATTACGTACCAATCGTTAGCAGTTATATAATCTAAAGTTGGCATCCAACATGGTTCAGCTATAGCTTTATCCAATTTTGATAAAACTATGATTCCAGCTAACGAATTAGTACAAATGAGTACTGTGGGTCTTGGTCCGTCGCTTTTTCTTGCAATACCTAGACCCATTTTTTGTGCTTTCAAAGCGGCATCACGAATGTTCATTTATTCTTCTACTCCATTCCTAAAATCCGATAAATTTTTTATTGCTGTCTTTTTCCATCATTACACCTCCAGTAAATCCATTTGTTCTAGTACAGGATGAATATTATCTTCAGCAAGTAAGTCATAGATGAACTTCTTTCCTTTCTGTGTCCATTTCAAATTGTTGTGGACACCTTGGTCTTTCTTGCCATCTTTTGCATAAGAATATGGTTCATACTGTGTATAGCCTTTTGCATCATATTTTCGATATAGCACCCATACTTTCCCTTGCTTATAAATAACATGACGATTATGAAGTTCAATGTTCAACTTCTTAGCAGTCCAGCCATAGTCCTTTGCTATTTCAGTAGTTGTCATTAAGCCTGGATTGTGCATCTGACTGTCGTAATAGTCTGCTTTAGGCTTAATTTTTAAATAGGCTTTCTTTTCCTCAACCCACTTCTGCGCCCTTTTGACTGGGTCTTCAATCATGTAGCTGTCGAGATGCCCAGCTTTAATTGCTTTTATTTCGTTCTCCATTTGATTAAAAGCATTGATATACTTGAGCTTAAAATTGAGAGCCTTCTTTCCTGTAAATCCCATAGCCAATAATGTAAAACCGTCTCGTGTCATAAAATATGCTCGGCGTTTTCTACCATAACTATCAGGCTCGTTACCTTCTTCAAATATCTGCGCAAAATCACGCACATCTTTTTTAAAACCATCGATTATTCTAAGAACGTCTCTATGGTTCTTTCCAAACGTTTTTGCAACTTGTAAGCTGCTAGTCACAGCTTGTTGATTTTGCATAATTACTAATTCCTGCATGTTGTTTTCTTCTTTCCTTAACTATATCTACTTTTTGTTCTCTTTTGTCTACACTTTTTGTAAAAAAAATCGAAATTTTATTTTCTGGATATCCCAGTACAGTAAGCATTCGTGTAAATTCTTCCACTCCAATATCTGATTTTCCATTTTCTTTTTTCCAATAACTTGTTCTGCTTATACCGCTACGTTTTGCCATTTCAGCCTGAGTTAACCCTTTAGCAACTCGTTCAGCTCTCAGACGCTTAAAATTAAAAATCACTTTTCCACCTCCTGTTCACTTTAGAGAACAAATATATAATAATTCCTTTGTTTCTTTTTGTCAACAAAAATATCAAAAAAATAATTTTGTTGTTTATTTTAATGAACATCAGTAATATAATATTATTTAAAAGTAAGGAGAAAAAATGAAAACAAGTAGACAAATAATTGACGAACTTAATGAATTAAGAAAAGAGCAAGGTATGTCAATTACGGAACTAGCGAAACATGTAGGGATGGCTAAGTCGGGTGTGTCAAAATATTTTAATCATACAAGAGAATTTCCAATTAACAGAACCCCAGAATTTGCTAAAGCTTTACATACTACGGTTGAAAAAGTTTTAGGAGTTGACAATAGTCAATCCGATTTAGATCCCAAATTTCCTTCTAATGCAATAGATTTATCAAATTTGCATCATGTACGCATCCCTATTGTTGGTGACATAGCTTGTGGTACCCCTATTACTGCTGAACAAAACGTTGAAGGTTATCATGATGTTTACTTAAAACACGTGCCAGCTGGTAAATTGTTTGCATTACGCTGTAAAGGCGACTCTATGGAGCCTAGAATTCCAAATGGAGCATATGTTACTATTCTTCAACAGCCAACGATTGAAACAAACGAAGTTGCAGCAGTTTTAATTAATGGTGAAGCGACGCTTAAACAATTTAAGCAAATGGATTCAAAACACGCTATCCTCTACCCCTTTAATACTAAATATGAACCCATTTTTTTAGATGGTAATGATGATGTAAAAATACTAGGAAAAGCTATTCATTACGATGGCGAACTATAGAATTTAACTGAGATATAAAATAGGTTTAATAAATAATGGCAAATTTAGGTTCTAAATTAAAAGCGTACAGGAACAGTAAAAAATTAACTTTAGAGCAGTTAGCACAAGCATTAAATTCTAAATATTCAAATGCAAAAATATCAAAAGGTAGGCTCTCACGTTGGGAAAACGATAAGGAAGAACCCAAACTTTCTTCTTTAAAATTATTAGCTGATTATTTTGATGTTTCTTTAGATAACTTAATAGGATTGAATGAGGAAACAGTTTCAAATACAACTCCAGAATATTTATTGAAAGATAAATCTCCTTCTAACAAGGATGGCATATCCTGGCAAGACATAGATTTACCATATCTTGGAGAAGTTCCGGATGAATTAAAAAGATATTTTCATGCAATTTCAAAGGTGTATGTAAACTATCATCCTGAAATTATCCAATCTAAAAAAATTAAAGATGAAATAAAAATATCAAAGTACATTGGTCTACAAATAAAAAAATTGCGTAAGTCATTAGATATGGATCAGCAAACCTTTGCAGACAAAATTGGCACTTTACGCATAAATGTTTCCAGATATGAAAATGGATTAAGAAATGTTAATTCGGAAATGCTTTTTAAAATAGCTAAGGAATTTAATATTGATATTAATTATTTCTTTCCTAAAATATAAAATCATTAAGCTGTCCATTGATATTAAGGAGAAAGTTTTAGGAAAAATATAATGGCTAAAAATATTAATAACAATGATTTTGTTATGCACTATACTTAATGGAATAGGATATGAAATATACTTATGAAACTTAAAAAAATTATACATAGTTTAATGTTGAAAAAAGCTCAGCAATCTAAACATAAAAAGTATATGCTTACAAAATCTTCTCAGATTATAGCTGCTAAACAAAAAAAGAAAAACTATATTACTAAGCTTGAAGACAAATACCGAGAAAATAACTATAATAATATTCCTTATATTAAAGATGAAGAATCAGCTGAATATGTTTTAAATAATTGGAATACTTCCGCCCCCGTACCACGTGCTTACATGAAAAATCAGATTTTTAAGGGCATAAAGCTTGTTACGGGCGAAATAGTTTTATTATGGTGGTTAACATCTCGAAAAAATACTAATAGTATTCCGCTTTACTTTTATAGAGAATATGGAATTAATGCTAATGAAAGTATTAAAAAACTGCAACGCTACGGATTATTATCTACTGAAAAAAGACTAACTTTAGATGGAAAACAACTTCTAAAAAACAAACAAAAAATTATTCATAACCATAAAACCGATAAAACTTGGGCAGGAATTGGCCCGATTAAGTATCATTATAACAAAGTCAAAGAAGCCGAAGAGTTAGAAAATGCAACCTATCAAGAATATTTAGATAGTGGCATAAAGCAATATTCTTTTCTAGCTACACTTGATACAAAAACTTGCTCTATATGTGGTAACTTAGACGGAAAAATATTCGACATTAAAGAAACAAAGACAGGTATCAACTATCCTTTAATACATCCTGGTTGTAGATGTACGACAACGCCGTATATTGAAAGATTACCTGAAAGCTCTGAAAGATGGGCACGAAATCCGAAAACGGGAAAGGGAGAATATATCGATAATATTAGTTTTAACGAATGGAAAAGTAAATATATTTAGAAAGATAAAAACTGCTGTACTTCTATAGCACAGCAGTTATTCTGCTAAATTTAATTTACTCCAAGCTTGTTACTTTGAGCTGTAAACTTTCCAAGTTTGAATGTCTTTTGACCAATTTTTGGTCCATCAACACCTTTAGTAGCTTTCAAAGTAACGGGAATCTTATTACTATCAAGGTTATAGGCAATAGCACCTTCAAGTTTTCCACCCTTTTTTATAGACTTATTTTGATTATTCAAGATTTTACCAGCATAATTCAAAGGTGTTGAGCCAACTACTAGTTTGCCATCTGTATTTTTATTATCTTGATATGCATTGAATACGGCTAACCATGCATTAGTAATATCAATCTTTTTATTACTCTTATTTTTTACAATATATTCAAAAACGATTTGCTTTTTACTTTTAGGAGTTAATCCTTTAAAAAACTTAACTTTTGTAATAGTTATATCTAAATCACGGATACTTGCCTTTTTGCCATCAAAATAATACTTTGGCTTAGGTTTAACTGTGGATGTTTTAGATTGATTATTACTCTTGTTAGATTATTACTCTTGTTAGTAGAGGAACTAGAGCATCCCGCTAATGACAAACTTGCAACCACAGCAGAAATAATTGTAATAATTTTCTTCATAGTATACTCCTTCACAAAATTATTATTTCATATATATAATTATTATATTTGATTGAAAATATAAAGAAAAGAGTAATTTTGTCCACAACACCAGTGACGTTAAACCTATGGCAATACTTTGGAGAAAGAATAATGAGTAACGTTGACAATCGGATTGAAAAAGCTAAGCAAAAAATTTAAAAATCAAAGCAACCAGTCTTCGACTCAAGAAGCTTCTAATTCATCAATGAACGAGATTGAAGAATTAAAACAATTAAAAGAGCTATTAGATACCGGTATTCTTACTGAGGAAGAATTCGCTGCTAAGAAAAAACAAATTCTTAACTTATAATCGACAGACAACACAAAAAATCCACTAATAGCTCGTCTGGAAAACTTACTATTAATTGATAAATAAGCAAAATTACGGGTTTTATAGTTTTCTGGCATAAAATATATTGAGAGGTGAAATAAAATGAAAATTAATGCAATAGACCTATTCTGTGGAGTTGGTGGTCTAACACTTGGTTTACAAAAAGCAGGTATAAACGTAGTAGCAGGTATAGATATAGAAAAAAGTTGTGAATATGCCTATACCCAAAATAATAATTCTAAATTTTACAATGCTGATATTAAAGAAATATCTCCCAGTTTTATAGAATCACTATATCCTAATGATACCGATATAAAAGTATTAGCAGGATGTGCACCTTGTCAGCCTTTTTCATCCTATAGTTATAGATATAAGGGAAAAGATGTACTACAAAATAAAATGGACTTATTGGGATATTTTGGAAATATTGTTAAATTTATTAAGCCCGACATTGTAACTATGGAAAACGTTCCCCAAATGGCCAAAGAAAAAATATTCTTAGAATTTTTATCTACACTACAAGAATGCGGCTATAAAATTAATTGGAAAATTGTTTATGCACCAGATTATGGCGTACCCCAAAAAAGAAAGCGTTTAGTTCTTTTAGCCTGTAAAGCATTCGAGATAAAGTTAATCTCACCCCTATACAACAAAACAAATTATCCAACGGTCAGAGATGCAATAGATTACCTCCCTCCGATCAAAGCTGGCGAAACATCAAAGAATGATCCCCTACATACTGCTGCCAAATTGAATAGCATTAATATGGAAAGAATCAAGCAATCAAAGCCAGGGGGAACTTGGATGGATTGGGATCCTAAATTATTACCTAAAGCATATAAAAAGAAATCAGGTCAAACATATAAAAGTGTATACGGAAGAATGAAATGGGACGAACCGGGACCTACTATTACTACACAATATTTTGGATATGGCAATGGTCGCTTTGGTCATCCAGAGCAAGACCGAGCTCTTTCTTTGAGAGAAGGAGCCTTATTACAGACTTTTCCAAAAGATTATGTTTTTTTTCCAAAAAACGAAAGTAAAAAAAACACTAAAAGAAAAATTGCCTTGCAAATAGGTAATGCTGTACCAGTTGAATTAGCTAAAAGCATCGGTAAATCCATTATAGAAAGCGTTTACAATAATGAGTAAAAACAAAATAAAACAGATACAGAAGCAATTTACAGCTAAAAACAAAACCATAGAATATAACATACGTGATTTTCCAATAAAATATATTATGGAAGAATTTAAAGAGAATGTTATAAACATTCCGGATTATCAAAGAAAATTTATTTGGACCAAGGATAGCCAATCTAATTTAGTAGAATCAATTTTACTTGGACTACCTATACCTATGATGTTTTTTTCGATACTTTCTAGCACAGGACAAATGGAAGTAGTTGACGGTGCCCAAAGGTTGAATACATTAAACGACTTTACAAATAATGATTTAACATTGCAAAGTTTAGAAGTTCTTAATGAGTTCAATGGTTTAAAATATGAGGACTTGCCAATTAATATAAAAAGAGAATTTGATAATACTTCTCTACGAATTGTTATTCTTAGTAAAGAAACTTCTCCTGAAAGTAGAAAAGAACTATTCAAAAGAATTAATACTCAGGGAGTAAAAGCAAATCCTATGGAAGTGCGACTTTCCACATATGAAGGACCATTTATCTCATTTGTAAAAAAATTAGCCGAAGATGAAACTTTTCAAAAAGTTGTGCCTTTTAACGATAAATTGCTTAAAAGAAAAACTAATTATGAATATATAATAAGATTTTTTGCTTATTGTGATAGTGATTTTGTAAATAACTATTATGATGGAAAGGTAAAAGAATTTATTGATAAATTTACGAAAAAGAACGAAAAAGAGTTTCCAAAAAAAGAAATGAGCAATGCATTTCAACGTACATTTGAATTTGCCAGTAATAATCTTCCATATGGCTTTAGAAAAAGTAAAAATTCAAACACAGTTCCTTCTGCCCGATTTGAAGCTTTAGCTGTAGGAATAAATTTAGCTTTACAGAAAGAAAAAAATTTAAGTGTCAAAAACATGAATTGGATAAACGGAAAAGAATTTAAAGATATAACTTCTTCTGATTCTGCAAATAATAAAGCTAATTTACTTAGAAGAATAAATTTTGTAAAAGAAAAACTGTTAAAAAAATAATATGGAAAAAGAATTTCAAAAGCGAATTAACGAAATTAATTTAGTTTTATGCAAAATAAAAGAGTTAACCAAAAAACAGACTTTAAATAGCTCTGATACTTATCTTAACATCTTAAAATCTCTGATTATCATAATGTTGTATAACTTAAGCGAATCAACAGTTCGTATTGCTTTTCAAGCAATTATAGATACTATAGTAAATGAAAAAATAAATTATAATATCGTAACTGATCCGTTTAAGAATTTATGGATTGATATTAAAACAAACGGCCTATTTGACCCGAACGCAAGTTACACAACATATAAAAAAAAAGTAACTTGCATAGTTGATTCTATATTAAAAAATGATAATTACTTAGATTTTGATTCTAAATTTGAATCATGGGAGAGCGTATATTTGCCCGGTGGTAATATTAACAAAGAGCAAATCTTTAAGTTATGTAGAAAATATAATATAGATTTTAAAGAAAAAGATGATAACAGTTTCATCCATTATGCAATGGATGAACAAAAAATCGTAAGAAACCATTTATCACATGGCAATACATCTTTTGAAACCGAGGGAGAAAAACTTTCAATACAAAGTATAGAAAGTTCAATAAAGATAACAGTTTCTTTTTTAACTGATTTTATGGATAGTATAAAGATTTTTATTAAAAAAGGAGATTACAAACAGAAAGAATAATACCTTAAACAACAAAAAATTTAAAACAAAAAAGCCCTTAAGAACTCGTCTGGAAAACTATTCTTAAAGGCTTCACATTGTAGACAATTAGCCAAAGCTTTTTGTCTACCCTATTTTAGCAAATTTTAAAAGGAAAATAAATATGGCATATTTCAAAAAACGCGGCAACAGTTGGCAGGCACAAGTGTCGTGGTATGACACAGACAATACTAGGAAGTATAAAACCAAAAGTGGCTTTGCTACTAAGACTCAAGCTAAAAAGTGGGCTAATGAATTCGAAGTTGCTAAAGATAAAAATCAAATAACAAATTATGACCCTATTTTTATTGAATACTTTTTAGATTGGGCCAAAACTTATCGCATCCCTGGCAAAACAACCACTTCTGTTGATAGATATTACCAAATTTACAAGCACCTAAAAGAATATTTTAAAAATCAAAAACTAAGTAAAATTAGTCGATCTCAATATCAAAAATTTATTAACGAATATGGTAGCAAACACGCTAAAATAACAGTACAAAAAAATCATAGTACAATTAGCGCTTGCGTAAATGACGCAATTGCTGATAAGATTATTACTACTAATTTTACTAAACGTATTAATTTAATTTGGGATAAAGACAAAACTAGAACAGTTGATTATTTAACTAACAAAGAAGTTGTTGCATTACTTGCAAATTTAGAAAATAAAATTAATCCACGTTTTACTAGTCGTTACATGATAATAACTGCGCTTTATACTGGAATGCGAATTGGCGAAATCATGGCTCTTGAATGGACAGATATTAATTTCAAGAGAAATACCATTTCAATCACTAAGACTTACGATTATATCAATAACAAGCTTAAAGAACCTAAAACCCCCTCTTCTGTTAGAACGATTAGAGTCAATGATAGTTTGCTAAACTTATTGCAACAGCTTAACACTAATAATCCAAAATTTGTCTTCGCAGACAAAAATGGTAAGCTTCCATCACCCGCTGGCATAAATAAAGTTTTGCGCATCCACTTAAAAGAATGCAATATCAATAGAAGCGGCTTTCATTTTCATAGTCTAAGACACACACATGTGGCTATGCTTCTTTTTAAAGGAATTGACCTATATGCTATTTCTAAACGCTTAGGACACTCAAATATGACCATAACAGCCAAAGCATATGCTTACATGTTAGAAGAATATAAAGCTCAGCAAAATGACAAAATCGAGAACATACTTAATGAGATATAA